TTGATTTCTAAATCAGCAGTCATTGTAATTACAACAGGATTTGCAGCCGTAGATGAAGTGATTGCAGAAGTTGTATTTGTTGATACACTTTCTTTTGTACCAGTTGCACCTGAAGTACCACCAGTTATTAATTCACCATCTGTAAATGTTTGATTAGTTGGTATCTTAATATGACTAAACATTTCCATATCAAATAGATAATGTTTAAATATATTTTGAGAAGATGGTGCTAAGTTTGAAGCACTACCGATACCAGAACCTGTTGTTGCGTTAAATTCGTAACCTTTAGATTTTGCTCTACCTATGTCTAATACTTTGTTTTCTACATTTGTTGAGATATTACCAGCAACATAACTTGAATTAGCAAGTTTTAATTGTAGTGTTTTAAATGCTTCAGACTTACCGGTTACAAAGTTAATATCTGGAGCGTTGTATGCGTTAGATACATTCATAAAGTTTCCAACATCAAAGATAGTATTGAAACCATTTTCAGTTCCTGTACTTCTTGGTTTGTCAACATCTACAAAAGTTGTACCTACTTTATCAATTTCATATCCTCTTACATATGCTTTACCAGGAGATAATCCTAATGCAAGTTTATTAGCGTCACCACCATTTGCAGAAGTATAGATACCTCTATTGTTAGCACCATTATCTAAATGTTCTCTAATATCTAAATCAAAAGGTCTGATTGTATAGTCACCACTTTCGTCAGCAGTTCTTCTAGCAAGTGTATCTTCTAATATAGAATATTCTGTAGTTCTAACTCTATTCTGTAATCTACCATCTTGTAATCTCATTAACTCAACAAAGTTTGAGTCTTCTATAGATGAAGTTGATAGTTTAGATAGTGTTAACGCAATTTTAAATCTGTGAGCACCAGGTGCGTTTGCGTTTGACGAACCGGCAGCGTTATCTACTAGAGAAGTATCTAGGTTAGGTGTAATAAAACTTTCTGTAATTAATAAACCTACTCTATAAGAAGGTGTGTTTGTATACTTGTCTAATACAATTGTTTGTTCAGCAACATTAACAGCATAACCATTAATGTAATAAGTACCAGCTGCAATCGCAGCCGCAGAACCAGTTTCAGCAGACATAACAACACCAGTTAAATTACCTAGTGTTGGGTGTACACCTAAAATAGTTTCAGGTGCTACAAAGTCTGGTGTTTGAGTACTAGTACCAGTTCTTGTATACTTAACATATAGAGTTGCAGGATCCGTTGAAGTTGCAACATCTGTATTGATAACTTTTGCTTTTACACCAGAAGTTTGTCCTGTCATTTCTAGTCCAAGAAATTGTGATAAATCTGTAGTACCAGCAAAAGAAGTAAGTTTGATTGCGTAATATTCCAAGTCAAAAGTAATCTCACCAGGAATCATTTGAGCACCAGATTCAAAAATATGGTTACCCATTTTTTCAAATTGGTTCTGTAGTATCGTTTGTGATTGAGTTAACTCTCTAGCCTGTACAGCAAATGCTGGTCTAAAAAGAATTCTATGGAAGTTTTTATCTTCCGAGAAGTCATCAAAGTACGGCGAGAGGTTAAAGTCAGTTGGACTTGGCATTTATTTTCCTCTTTAAAATTCTATGATTAACTTAACATTCTCCGTTTGGTCAGCACTTCTATTAACAGGTGCTCTGTTCTCAATGTACATTACATCGCCAGAGTCAGCGTCAATTTCAGAAGTTGAATAACCAGAAACTAAAGAAACATTGTTAACCGTTTCAGTATTACCTGTAGGTGTTCCAGTTGCACTAGAAGTTGAACCTGTGATTACATTTGTACCACTAAATAAAGTTCCGTCTCCACTTGCGTCAACACCTTCGTCATTATATCTTGTTTGCGTGTAAAATAAGATATTGTTTGCAGTATCAAATTCTACTACTTTACCAACAGCACCTGTGTTTGTTTGAGTAATTACTTCGTCTGATTGAAAAGTACCAGCACCTGAATTTAATCTAACAGCTTTAGTTGCTCTTAATGTTGCTGTCGTTGCAGCCGAACCAGCAGATTTAGGATCCCTAATCAATGCAACTCTTCTAAAATCGTTTGCAGTTGTAAAGTCACCAGAGTTTGCAGTTTCAGCACCTTCAAAAGAAGTATTAAGTATCACAAAGAAAGCACCTAATTCTTCAAATGGGTCAAAACCGTGACCACCTTTTGGTTCAATAATACAATCTAGTTCAGCACCAGTTAAAGCACCAGCACCGGCAGCATTAATATCTGCTACTCTTACATTTGCAAAAGTATATCCTGATGGTGTTCCTGTTGCGATAACAGAAGTAACCGAACCACTTGAAACCGTAACCGTACAAGTTCCACCAGAACCATCTCCTCTTAAAGGAATGTTTGTATAAGTTCCAGCAGTACCACCTGTACCAGCAGTTTTAATTTTGATTATATTAACATCACCGTCTGTTGCGTTGTTTGTAACCGTTGAGTTAGTTGAAACTCCCATAAAGTCTGTTGACAAGAAGTTTGCTTGTTGAGCAGCAGACATAGTGTACATATATTTCCATTTGTATCCATCAGCAGTTTCTAAAATCAAAGTTGACTCGCCAGTAGGTTCAACCGTTGAAGGTGTGTTATTATCGTTATCTAAACACTTATAAACATTGAAGTTGGAATTTAAAACATAGAAATTTGAATCATATAAATTAGTTGCACCACTATGAGCACTTTGTAAATTAGTGGAACCAGTAATTCTGTTTCCATAGTCGTGTCTGTAAATATCATAAGTTGTATTTGTTGTCCAGTTAATTCTAGGACAAGCGAAACTTACATCTGAGCTTGTAATTCTTTTAGCGGCAAGTAAATCATCAAAAGTATCATACTCATCTTGTACTGAATCCGCTGGGGTTACTGGAGCACTATCTGTTCCAATATTTTCTGTTCTACCATCTGGTCTAGTTTTAGTACCAAACGCAGAAGGTTTTCCTATACCTAGATAATAGATATTAGGAGACGCTTCACCAAAAGATTCTTCAAATTGCTGAGCGTTATTTCTTCTAAATTTGTTTGTTATAATTGCTGGCATTGTTTAATTCCTATGTTCTTTGATATATTTATACATCTTCTCATTAACTCTATTAATCTATATTAATTACTGCTCCCATACCACTATGTGAAGTACATTGATAATACAATGTTGACGGAGCATTCATTGGTACCGTAAATGTTAGTGTTCCTGAAGAAGCACCGTTATTGGTTACTCCGAAAGAATATGCAGAACCACCTGACGCAGTTCTAATTTCAAAAGGATGTGAACCACCTTGGTTCATTACGAATTGATATGTAAGACCTTTCTTTAAGTATAAAACTGGGTCATTTTGTGCTGATGGAAAACCATCACCATTAAATACAAAATCAGTTGAACCATTTGCAGTTACCGTAAATTGTGCTGATACTCTAGTAGCAGGAGTATAATCATTAGGTCTCCATCTTCCTACACCTGCAACATTCTCATATACTAATACTTGTCCATAAGACGGAGGATTAGTTGTTGTGTCTACATCTGTAAACGAATTGATACCATCATTTTCAGATAGTAATCCTATCCAACCTGAAGAGGTTGCAAAAAGAGCAAGATTATTATTTGTTGTTACCGCAAAGGCACCAACACTATTTGTTGCGTTAGGTAATGACGCTGTGTTAACGAAATCTGATTTAACAACAGAACCAGAACCACTTAAACTTATTTTACCAGTTCCTTGAATTGTATAACCGGCAGTATCTAAATTACCACCTAAACTTGGCGCACTATCAGCAGATACAGGTACAGATAATGTCGTAGGTCTCCATTGACTTGAACCGGCATTCCATATTAATGCTTGACCACTTGTAGGTGCTTGTGTAGTTGTGTCTACATCTGATAATACATCTATAGATGAAGCAGAAGATACAAGTTCATTCCATACACCGTTAGCGGCATAGTAAGATTTATAAGTTGTTGTATCAACAGCAAACGCACCAGCATAAGTTGTTGCATTTTCAAATCCTGCAAGAGCAGTTCCACCTTGTGCAATATAAGAACCAAGAGTTGCAGCTCTAATTTGAACATTACCAGAAGAAGTTCCTGTAAAAACAGGATTGTCTATTGTTTTGTTTGAAAGAGTTTGGTTATCTGCTAAGGTTACGACATTTGAATCTATATCAAATTTAATTGTGTCATCTAAAACCGTTGAAGTTAATCCTGTACCACCAGTAAAGTTAAGAACATCACCTACCGTATATTGGTCGTTTGTTCCACTATCAGCAGATAAGTTAATTACAGAACCTACTTGTTTCCAGTACATATCGGCAGCACCGTCAGTTGCAAGTACATATGTTGAAGTACCAGCACCTGTAGGAAATCTTAAAGAACCAAATTTAACTCTACCAGTACCATTAGGTATAATATTAATATCAGCATTTCCTTGTGATATAATATTGTTTCCGTTAACATCTAAATCACCACCAAGTTGTGGAGTTGTGTCTACGGATATATCTCCTGCAGCCGCAGAAGCAGTTGGTTCAAATCTATTATTAGAAGTATTCCATTGAAGTACTTGGTTAGAAGAAGCACCACTAGTTGTTATCTGTAATGACGAACCGTCGCCTAAGGCCGTGTAAATTTCATCAAAATTATCGTTGACCTTATCACCACCTACACGCAGGTTATCACCTGTGCCGTCATTCGCTGTGGTTCCTAATCCTATACTTTGTTTTGCCATATTTTTATCTTCCTATCCTAATATTTATAACCGATTTTAAGCAGTTGAGTCAAATCTCGCTGTTCCGCTACTAAATTTTTTCTGTGTATTACTAAATCTACCTTGAGGCACTAAAACCGTAGCAGGATATGTAATATATGTCTTTGCAATAGTAGTTAAATCACCATATTGCAAGTCTGTACCATCAGCATTAGTATTTGTACCTATTGCCTTTAATTCTGCTACTCTTGCCCAATTCATTGCAGAAGCAGACATTGATTGTTGAAAGTATTTATTGAAACTTCTTAATCTTGGTCCTGCATATACTGACCCAAAGTTTGTATTAACCGTTCTAAAATTATAAAACGGTTTAAATTGAAATGTGAAACTTATTTTTGTTCTATGTAGAGTTAAGTCTCTTGTGTTAGTTGCAAAAGGTGAAAGAGCAGATTGTACAACATCAGCAGGTAAACCTAATTGTCTATCGTTAGAACCAGTACCTCTTAATGTAGTACCATCATCTATTGTACCTAGTCTTCTTCCAAAGATTGTACCAAACAATGTATTCAATACTGAAATAAATGGACTTGCCTCAATACCAGTAACCCTACCAATAACAGGCATTCTATTTTTCGCATTAAGTCTACTTTCAATATTTACTTGTGCAGTAAAGTAGAAACCAGCAGGGTGCATTGTCTTTTTAAATGCGTCTCTCCATTCATCAATAGTACGACCTACTTTAATAACATAAGAAAAGTCCTGATAGTATAAACTATCTTGTATCTTCATAGTTGTTTCTGATAAGTGACCATCTTCTGAAATATATTTACCTTCACTTGTTGAAGTACCTACAACATTAACCGTTGCAGTTGCTAAATCTGTTTTTGCCATTAGACCAGTTACCGAAGAAAGACCACCAGTCATAACTTCGTGTCCTATAAATGCACCACTAACATCTTTTAATCTTAATAGACCTCTTGTTGCGTCCCAAGATAATACAACACCTGTACTACCTGAAGTTCCACCAGTAACCGTTTCTCCTACAGCATAATTACCTGAAGATAGTAATATAATAATTGATTGTGGTAATTTAACCGTTGGTGGAGATGGACTTAAATCGTGTTTGAAACCAGGTTCAACCGTATTGATACCTAGAAGTTTTCCAATATCTTTTCCGTATGCGTAAATCTCAGCAGACAAACCATTATCAGAAGTAATTGTAACCGTAGGTATTTTAGTATAACCAGAACCACCTTTAATTAATCTTATATCTGTAATATCACCTAGACCAGATTCTAAAACCATTTTACTGCCTGGGTTAATATCATTCTTACTTGTTGCGTCTTCAAATATAATATGGTCGTAACCACTTCCAGTTTCTCCTGCAATTGCACCATTAACAACAGCAACTTCTGCTATTGCACCGGCACCATTTGTATTTGCATTATTGAAAACTAGTTTGTCGCCTATTTGATATTGTGTACCAGAAGCATTTATATAAAAATCTGTAATTTGTCCAGCACCTATTTCAGCAACTTGACAATTTGCACCAGCACCACCACCTATTAAATCTACAATGTCAGATTCTTCAAATAGAGAACCATCATTTGTAATTGTAAATTGTCCAGGTATACCTGTGATAGTTGTTTTAATATACAAGTCGTCTGTATCAGTTTCAGTACCTCTAATAGTTTCACCTACTTGGAATGTACCTACAATACTTTCTTGGTTTAATAAAAATTCAGATACAACTTCACTTGAAATCTGAAAACGAGATATGTTTTCTACAATCGCAGTTGCACCAGAAGTAATACCTTCAACTTTTCTTCCAATTAATTTACCAGTATCACCGACTGAATTAATACATCTTAATATTGTGTTTGAAGTAAACTCACCATCTGATACTCTAAGCATTTGTTCTTTAGGATAAAATGTTTCAGAAGAGATACCAAATAATAATCTAAAAAATAATTCGTGTCCTTTTGCAGTACCTTTAGTACGATACAAAGATTTAACTCTTTTAATTAATTCTCTTTTGTTTAGATTGTCTGTTAAATTTTCAGGTATTGTATTTAATACTTCATTTCTAAATTGAGATAAGAAGTGTGAGATAACTTTATCTGGATCTCTAAATGATAATAAGTCTTGTATTGTTTTTACAGGATTAGGTCTATAAGTTCCTGATACACCAGACGCTTGAGAAGAAATACCTGTAACCGTTTCACCTTCTATAAATTTATCTTCTGCTGTAATGAATAATCTATTGTTAACTAAATCTTCTGCTAATATAACAGCAGTTGCGTTTGATGTTTCGCCTTTAATTGTTTCACCAGTTGTAAACTTACCAAAAGAAGAAGTCTCTTGTAAGATTTTAGAACCGGCGTCTATTTGAGTTGCTTCTGAACCAAGTCTACTTGCGTCTAATATTAAATTATTAGATTGACCTGTTTCTGTTTCTAGTAAGATACCATCTGTAGATTGTGAAGAAGTAATTTGCAGTTCAGCAGATTCCATTAACTGGAAATAAGTTTTGACAAACTCTAAAAATTTAGGATGCTGTTCTAATGCAAATTCAGGTAACTGACCTTGCAGAAGGTTTGTAATCTTCTTATTAAACTTCATCTAATTAATATGCAGAAGTGGTAGTATAACCGACACCAGCATCCGAGCTTCCTCCGACAAAGGAATCCTTCTCAACCTTAATCGTTGAGTTAGTAATATCTAACTCTAAAATCTGGTCTCTAACAGGAACAATATCGTTTGAAGCAGGTTGCACGGTTACTTCTATCACCGTTGAAGCACTCCCTCTTATATTTGAAATTTCTGTAATCTGTAATGAATTAATTGTAATTGCACCAGTTGTATAATCAATCGTACCTTGTGTTGAGTTAGTATAAACTCTAGTTGCACCTGATAGATAGTATGCTCTTATATTTCCATTACCATCATCATCTAAAAATTGTTCAAAAGTAGAACCTGCTACTTTGAAACCTGTAGATGTAACCACACCACCCATTGCTGAATTATGTCCAGTATGTGGATTGTAAATTGCATTTCTAAAGTAAATGTTATACTTCAAAGATGAATTTAATGTAGGGGCAAATGATTTTCTAATTTTTAATGTTGTGATGTTAGATAGTATACTTCCGTCTGTTTCATCAATCTCTTTGATAACTTTAGAATGTCTAAACATACTATCAAATTTTTGTAAAGTTGATACATTGTATCTACCTAGTGTACTAATAATATCTGCTTTAATTGTTTCAGCGTCTTTAGTAGTTGCTCTTTCATTATACTTTGCAGTTGAATTTAAAACAATACTTGTTATTTCAGGATCCACAATTTGAGGTGTTACCGAAGCAACATTATATTCTTTTAATTGTGAAACTATATCTGCTTTTGTTTGTGTTGTTAGTGTAGAACCTGAAGTAGGTTTGATTGCGATTTTTACAACACCGTAAACTGGTGTTACGTCATCTTCACCTCCCCAAGCACTAACTGATTGTGTGTTAGGATAAATTGATATTACTTTTGTTTCATAATCAGAAGTTGTTACCGCTCTATCTTGTGCAGTATATTGAAGTGGCGCATTGAAACGAATACTCTCTTTTGTTTCAGGTGCTGAACCACCTTGTGCTTCTGATACGGTAGTAACCGTGATATTTGAAAACGAACCAATATTACCAGCAGGATTAAATAGTTTAGCACCATTCGCTTCTGACCTATTGGTTACGATATAATCCATAATTATGATATTACCGTGTTCTAATTTCTTACCGATAATACCATCACCAAACTTAACTTTAAATTTACCTGTATCTGTTTCTGATAAGAAGTATATTTGACTTTCGTTATTTAATTTTAATAATCCAGAAACACCTGTATATGTTTCAGAAGTTTGGTCATTTAAACTCTTTTGTACTTTTATTTGTAGTGTAGTTGTATCAGCGTTTACACTAGGTATTATATATTTTTGGTCTGGGTCTTGTGTGTCAACCGTATATCTAAAGGTTACTGGTGTACCTTCGTAAACAGGTATACTAGAAAATTTAAATACACCATCAACAGGTGAAGTTGTTGTATCTGTATTAGTGATAAAGTTATAAGTTGTTCCGTCTATAGAAGAAGTAAACACCGTACCTTTATTCATTGTTAAAGTTGTTCCTGTTGCGTCATTGACAACAACATCAATATTTGCTACAGGTGCTTTTGCACTTGCAGGTGTATAACCTAACATCTTAGCAAGTGAAACTACATTTGCTCTAACATCAGCAGAATCCAAATACATTTCGTTTGCTAACATATTAGCATTGAAACCTAGATAGTGTGTATTGTAAGCAAGTAAGTCTAATAGAACAGCGAAACCACTACCTTCAAAGTTGTAGTCTGAAAATTCAGGTTGTCCTTGTAAGAATACTTTTAAATTTTGTTTTATCTGGTCAAAATCCAGTTCTGTAATATCTAGTTTTGTACTTGCCATCTATCTTAACCTTTGTAAAAATGTTTCTACTACGATTGGTGATTGAATACCTACAACATAGAAACTAATTTGTAAGTGGTATCTATTTGCGTCTATATCAGGACTTGCAACGATACTTTCAATACTTGCTCTAGGTTCAAAGTTAATTAAAACCTCAGCAACTTTTCTTTCTAAATTAAGAGCAGTTAACGGCGTCATATTTTCAAATAACAATGCTCTTACATCACTTCCTATTTCAGGATGAAAAGGTCTCTCATAATGATTTGTTTGTATTAAATTCTTTACACTTCTTTTAACAGCGTCTACATCAATAAGTTTAACCACATCTCCTGTAACCGGATTTCTTGTGAAATCTAGGTCTAAATCAGAATAAATCCTATTTACTCTTTTTTTACTAGTGCTTGCTTTTGAATCGTAGAATGCCATAACACTAATATTTATACACTAACCGGCAAAGACATTAGGAGAACCTTGAGCAACACTTGTACAACCCGATATTGCGTCACCTACACGACCACAACCTTTGCCATTTATAAAGACCGTAGTACTACCAGTTGCAATAGGGGCAGCGTGTGCTGGGCAAGGTAAACCAGGTAATAAGTGTACCGTGTTATTATCGCCTTGTCTACTAACAGCTATACCATTGCAAAATACATCTGGAGAACCTACTGCTCTTGCAGGTGTACTACAATGGGTAACATCTTTATCTCCTATCCTCGTAACCGCAGGCATTCTCTCTCCATTAATTGTTTTAATTTGTCGTTAAAGGTTTCTATTAAATTATGTTCTTCTTCTGTATGTGGTTCTTCAGGATATTTAGGCTCAAACGAAATGACCGCACCTATCTCATTAGGAATTTCATCATATTGAGTATAAGTGTGTAGTTGATTGCCAATTTTGATAACAAATTTGCCTTCCACTATTTTCCTTGTCCTTTATATGCTTTCCAACTTCGTTTTTTACTCTTATTCATAGATGATTTTTTTATCATCCTTTTTCTGACCCCTTGTGAAGTCTTTTTTCCCTTACCTGGGGAATACAAACTCACACCAAACTTTGGTAACGCCATAAAATCCTTTTGTTAAGTATATTTAGTTGAAAATTAAAAAGGACACGAAATTTGTCCCGTTCTAAACGCAATAAATTTGTCTTTTTCTACCGATTTGTAAATTGATTCGCTGATTCGTCCGTAATCGGGTGTAAATTTACATTTTTTCCAATGAATTCCACAACTATTTAAGAAAAATAGAGAACAAAACAAGAACACTAGTATTTTTTGTTGATTTTTTTTCATTTTAGGGCATTTTTTGCTTGACAATGTTATTAAACTATGGTAATATGTATGTATATTATGAATAAAACGAAAGGACAAAACACTATGAATACTTTTTTTAGTATTACTGCTATACTTTCTGCCATTTTGGCAGTTGGTTCAATTGAAGATTGTGGAGGTCATTGTTTAGGACAAGAAAACTGGACAATGTTTTTTATAATGCTTGCAATAATGATAGGTTCAGTTGTTGGAACTATCTTAACACTTAAAAATGAGGACCAATAATATGATAAAAGTTGATAAATCTGCTGATAACTTAAATGATGGAATAAAAAACTTGATGGCTGGTGCCAAAGAAGACTATTTTAAATGGTCAACTATGGGTGGCAAAGAATTATCAGGTTATTCAAAAGAACAAGTTGATAATTGGGATAGTAAAACAAAAATCAAAGAAGGTAAGAAGTACATTAAGATTGTACAAGATACTGGAGTTTTTTGTTTTATCGCAAAAGAAGACTTTAAACATTTTAAGAAAGGTGATATATTGAAAGCCGCTGGTTACAATGCACCTGCCTTAAATTCACCTAGAGGAAATGTTCTTACTGGAAACTATCCAATCCAGTGGACTGGACCTTTATATCTTAAATAGAAGGAGTATATTATGTCAGAAGTGAAATTTAATGATTTAAATAAAGTGTTAGAATGGATTAGAGAACCTAGTCATAAAGAACACTTATATATTGTTGAGGCTTGTATTGCAAAAGCAAAAGCCGAAGACATTAACAAGTTTGCTGTCGGAGCAAAAGTGATATTTGGCAGACCTCGTGGTAAACAACATCACGGAGTTATTGTTAAATGTAACCCGAAGAAAGCTGTAGTTATGGAAGAAGGTCGTGGTAAATGGACCGTGCCTTATTCTTTAATGAAGTTAGCTTCATAATAATAATCTTAACGGAGAATATTCATATTACAATCCTTTGTTGCCGTAGTCTGGTTATCAGGCTACGGTTATTTTGATTTTGAATCAAAAGATATGCGGATGCTAGGGGACTTTCCCAATTGTTTATCTGCTCATCGCCTCGCTAAAAAAGAATATCCACAACACAAAGCCTTTTATTGCGTAGATAAGAGCCATTATGAAAGGTACAATAAATGATTACTTTTTTGATGATTTATGGTTTAGTCAGTTTTGCTGGCTGTATCGTATCAGAAACTTTAGTCTGTATACCTGGACTATTTTAAGGTAGGTGCGTAAGGTGTGTAACCTTGTTCAGCAGCTTGTGTATCATCTTCTGAAATGATTTGCTTGACTTCTGGACAATAATGTTTCATCATACTTTCAACACCTTGTTTTAAAGTAAGTTGAGACATAGCACACCCAGCACAACTTCCTGCCATTTGTAATTTTAATACTCCTTCTTGTGAAAAAGAAAGAAAGTTAATCTTACCATTGTGTGCAGCTACACTAGGTGCAACTTTATCGTCTAGTATGAATTTAATTTTGTCAATTGTTTCTTGTAATTCTTCTGGTGTCATAGAAACTTACCTATAAGTCGTAAGAAGTATAGAATAGGTATTACGAAAAGAGCCGCAACAATACCTTGTTCTAACATCATTAGTACAAAAGCAAACGCCATAAATCCATAAAATGCAATTGTCTTCCAATGAAATAGTATTGCAAGTATACCTAAACCTATAATTTTTAAATATTCTTTTATCATATGTTATTCTGGTCCGTATTAGGATTCATCATCATTTGTGCTACTTTATCATCTTCTAAATTTAACTTAACAGGATTAAGTTTTGATTGTGGTTGATTTTGTTCTAGTACATAGTTACCACTTATACTAATTCTTTCAAACTCTTTAAAGTATGGTGGTACCGTATGTTGTAAAGCCGCAGGAAAAACATACATCAAACCTTTATATGGTTCTACTGAAAAACTATTTGATTGTAGTTTTGTAATCTGTTCACCATAATGAAATATTAGTTTACCTGCTATATTAGTATTTGTAGGTGGTACATCTTCTGTAAATATCTTTTCATCTATATCACCAAATATAACAAAACTAAAAAGACCACCGTGGTCGTGTAAAGGATTATAATCACCTGCTTGTTGAAAGTTAATCCATAATTGTTGTAATCTTAATGCACCCATACCACCACTATTACCTAACATCATCTTTTCTATATTAGGCCAATCTTTACCATATTGTGATTGTAGTATTTCAAAAAACTCAAATACTTTTTGAACGATTGCTTGGTCTGCTCTGTTTCTAACATCTTTATCAGGACCTGCAGGAAATAGAACAGAAGTACCAGACTTCATATTACCTGCTAGTTTTAATCTATGGTCTAAATCTTTTTGTTCTCTTGTTCGTTGACCTTCTGCTATCAGCATATCAACAATCTTTGTATCTAATTCTGTACGATAGACAGGTGGTCCAAAAGGATATAATACTTCTCCGTTTATCTTCGGATGTACTATTTGAGGTATTACGGTTTGTTCTCTAAATTTTGTCATTTTAATTCACTCCAATAATTACTATACAACATAATTACTTCATTGTCAATATGCCGTGTTCTTTTAATGTATCGGCAAGAAACTTCTTTTCCGCTTGTAATATCTTATTTTGTGTTTCTAATATCTTTATCTTTTTATCTAAATCGTTGTCGCCTCTTTCATCATCTAATATCATTTGTAATTGTTTCTTTAACAACTCACTTTGATATTTGTGGTCTTTTTCTATAGGTATACAAGACCCACAAGATTCTGAATATAACAACTCTTCTTGTTTTATTCTATCATAATTCATTTTATACTCCAAAACTTTCTCCACAACCACAACTACTTGTTGCGTTGGGATTCTTTAATTCTAAAAATGACCCAAATATCTCCTTACGATATTCTATAGTCATACCTGCTAACATTAATATGCTAGACTTATCAACCAACAATGTAAAGTTATCGTGTAAGATAACCTCATCATTAGTATCTGCTTCATCTTCAAACTTCCAGTCGTATTTAAACCCAGCACAACCACCACCTTTAACTTCTAAACGAACATATTTTTTGTTATGTTCTTTTGCTAAAGTTTGTAGATGTGATACTGCGTTATCTGTTAAGTTTATTAAATTACTCATAAAAGTATTTAGGGGAGATTTAACTCCCCCAAAATATTACCAATTATCGGTTGATTTGACTACTCTATGGCCAAGTACTTTGTTTTTGTTAACACCTTCTTTAAGTGTATAACCAGAAGTACCATTACCATTTATATCCACTTCTGTACGAGAAGACGCAAGAGCCTTTTCTTTACGCTCTATTTGTTTCTTCTTTCTATAAGTGGAGAGTAAATAAGTATGTCTATTCATAACACCCTCCTATGTTTCAAGTTAGGTGCGTTCCTTCAGGCGAGTGCCTTACTTCCGACCAAAAATGGTTGAACGAATAAAACTATTTATATATTTACGACTAGTTATTAATAATGCTGGTAATATAAAATAGTAAAATTCATCTAACATAGAAGAACCAACAATCTTATTAAATTCGCTTCTTTCAGTATAAGTCCCGATTATCACAACATAAAGAAACGCTAAACCATACGCAACCATTACCGTTATACCGGCCCAAGTTAACAATCGCAAACACATAGAGAACAAGAGTCGCCCTCTCCCTATTAGGTATTCAATTCTATCAACTAACCACAATCCATTAATCATTTTAATCTTTCCAATCTAAAGGCGTATTATCTATCTTACAGACAGAATGGAGAAACCACTTAATAAACCTTTTAAGGTATCTAACGATATGCCTTCTTATTAAAAATCGTACAACTCTCATTACAATTAAGATAGGCGAACTTAATACATCAAAGACTAATATCAATATGTCAACAGAAATGTCAACGAGATTATCAGTAGTGATGGATTTTTGCGCCTTTCCTCGTATGCGCTGTAGTCGTTCCTTGAAAGTCATTTGTGTGTCCTGTTCCTTAGCTTAGCTATTCTCTGGAAGTCTCAACACACTTATGTATAAGATTCACAAATTCTAGCGTAAAAGACTTGTTAACAGATTTACTGCTAACGCTAATATAGTAAGTATTTCAACCATTACTCGCTCCAGTTGAGTGTTAATATTACTGAAAATATTTATAAAAAAGTGCTTGACAAGGAGTGTAGAGTTTGATAGTATGTAAGTATGATAAAGAAAAGGAGTATATTATGAGTCATCCAATACCAACAATGGTTTATGAACAAGAAGGTTATGCTTTGAAAAAAGATAATACTGAACTATTACTTGACGCTACGGGAACGACATTCGTTGACCCATATGACGCAAATGCTGAAATGCCTTTGATAGTTGAGACTAAAGAAGACATTGAGAAAGCAATGAATAATAATGAAGTAAATGACCCTATGACTATTATACAAGTAAAGTCTGATAGTTGGGGCGATGTTGAATATTTTTTTTAGAAAGGACTGAATAATGACATTTTATAATAATGATGATATTTACAATGATATAACAAAAGAAGTAGATGAGCTTCACAATAAGATAGATAAGTTAACGAAGCTTGTAGAGAAAATTAGCTCGGAAAAAAATTCCCAAACTCAAAGCCGAGATATATCAATAGGATCCACAGAAGACCCTTTATTAGTTGAAATGTAAAGAAGTAGAGACCTGCTATTTTTAAGAGTTTCTTCATAATTTATATTTAGTATAGTCTATTGCATTTATAGATTACCCAGCAGGTCCTAGTTATAATTGCCCTAATTGCTATCAGGATTTCCGATAACAAACCGGCCCTAGTTGAGATTGATTGTCTTACCTGTCTTTGTGTTATCGCCTGTAACCGTTTCAGTACGAGTGCCTGCGATTGTTTCACTATGACTTCCATCTACGGTTAAAGTGTAATTACCACCTACCTTTAAGTTATAATCACCACCACTATTTACATTGACTTTACCTACTCTGGTGACTACATTGACATCGCCAGTATCTACTTGTATATTAAGATTTGCATTAGCACCTACTTGTATATCATAGTGGTTGTTTAATGTAGCAGACTTGTTAATGTATATCTTATGGCGGCCATCTATACTAATATCACTATCGCCTTCTATATAAGTCTTATCTGAACCAACGGCCATCTTATAATTGTGGCCTTTTATTATATTGACTTGGTCGCCAGTTGGTGTCCATTCTAAAGAAGTACCTATCTTGTGCCTTATGTGTATACGCTCTGCGGCTGGCGTATCGTCAAACTCTTGTATATGACCACTTTCTGTTTCCGTTACCTTATTATATGGATACACAGCAGCGTATGATATAGCAGGCTGTGACCACTTTGTTGTATCAGAACCTAATATAGTACTGCCATCAGCAGCAGTCTGACTATCAAAGTCCGCTGTAGCAACATCTGTTATTCTGGTCGCTGTTCTTATTTCATTAACTAAACTATTGTCGCCTTGTGCTAATCTGTTTGTATCTGTCTCATTAATGTATTTAGGATACACACCAGAGCCATCATAGTAGGCCTTTGAATAATAACGACTAGAATACTCAATTGGTTTTCCTGGGAGTACTCCAAGAACAACTGGTTGTTGCGCCTGCTCTCCATCTCTAAAGAAACCATATACCCAAGTACCTTTTACCAAAAATGTTGGCGACTGGCCCAGGCCCGATATACCGCCGGCAGTCGTAGGTAATGCACATTGCGCCCACGGCAAGTCCGCTGTAGGTAAAACGGTAATGTCGTCTGAATGGTAACCCAAGCACCTTACACGCACTCGGCCTACCTTATGAGGATCCTGTCTGTCTTCTACTATTCCTGTAAATGTGATAAACTTGGCCATATTTTCTTCCGATACTTGTACCTTTTAGATAACATCAGATACTATTATTTTTACTATTTATTCTAAACCTACGCAACTGACACGCTAGTGTCATATCTTTGAGCATTATTCGTAATACTGCCGTGCGTATAGCGATTGCTTCTAGTACGCCGACTTTATGATTGAGTTCGTCTATTGCGTATGTTCCTTTAAAAAACTTCTGTAAGATTACTTTATACAGAGCATCCTCATAGGTCTTGCGTATGGTTCTAAATGTGTTGCGTAAAGGGTTGTTTAATTCTTTCATTGTTCTAATCATTGTGTTTTTGTTCTCATTTTGTTCTCATTTATTCTGGTTTGTATGTCAGCAGATAGAGTGGAGCGTGTGCTGAGATACCCTAATCTATGCCCTTTAGACCTCTGGAGGGGCGTCTCGGAGGGCGATTCTCTATGGTTCTCTCTAGTTGTTGTCATATGAATAAACTACGAATATTCTCTTAATATTCATCAAAGATTCCAAAGATACCTTCATCTATCTTCTCTTGCTCAAAGACTTTACCTTTATCTTCTTTTCCTTCTTCTACTTTAATTGTTTCATTATAGTATGGCGATTTTACACTATCTTTCAGACATTCAACGGTCATTGAGTGGTAACTCTTTGCTGGTATAACTTTATGTATTATACTTGATACTAACCATCTGCCTGACATTATATGGTCTTGGTCTATATCACCAACACTTATACTTTCGTATCTAGGCAGTTCTAATCCAACCATTTCACCAACTGATAATCCTGTGTATCCAGGCACATCAAATTTTACTTTAAAGCATTCTAATGCTACCTCTTGTGCTATTCTATTCAGCATTGAGTTTTCTGGCGATACAGAAGAATAACCATCATATTGATTTTCTGTCTCACTACTATGAAAGAAAGTACCATCTGCGTAATCTGTAAGTGCCAAGTTATTTCTAAATGGATAATTAGGTAGTAATTTCTTATCACCTTGTCTCATACCCATACCATCGTGCTCTGTATGATGTTGTGTATCATAGTTCTTTTCGTAATTAAAATCTGCATTACTAAATGTCTTGTTAAATAAATCTGTCTTTAATACACGACTTGCAACACCACCCATACCTAACATTTTCATAAGATTAAACTGGTCTATAACTTCATAACTAAACATTGTCTGCATTTCTTGGGTAACATCACGGTTACCTTTATCTCTTGTAGTACCTGCCATAGTTGGTTTAAAATAACCATTGTTAGGTCTTGTACTATCTAATCCTACTGCCATCATATTCTCATATGAACGGCAATGAAATCCATCTGCTGTCTCGTACCATTTAAATCCTGTTGAATTAAACTGACTTGATTCTGCCATACTGCATAAGAAATCAATTGCCTTAAATGGTCTAAATCTAGGAACGACTAACTTACGACTACCTTTTGTTCCTTCAATGTAAATGTCTTTACTAGTACCTAATTCAGATAATGCTACACTAGAAATCATATCAGATACAGCACCACTAAATGGTCTTTGTACTTTTAAAGTTTGATTGGTAATTTGTTCTTTACTACAGAAGTATAGAATATAGAATTGTGACCTAGGATTATGTGGTTGTTTCTCACCTATCTTGTAGATGACCATAGGATACTTTTCAAAATCATAATATCTACTAGAACCTGGTGTACCTAGTTTAAATGATAATAGTTCATTGCCAGTCAATGGCATATTGTTAGGCAAACCTGTACTATCTGATATAACTAACTGACCTGTTAAGTTCTTCTCATTTATATCTTCGTAAATATTGATTTCAGCAACAAGACTTGTTATATCTGTTTTCTTTGCTTTACTTGAACCGTCAAAAGACTCTCTACTATGTACCACTATTTCAGATAGCGTATAGTCACCTGCCTTTTTCAGGTCATCGGTTTTAAGTTTGCTATACATTATTATTCACCTATTAATTTGTCAAACTCATCTAAAAATGTTGATAGATATCCTTGGTCTAACAATTTGATTTCGCTTATATCGTTTTGTTTTCTTTGTTCGTATTCTCTATTAGATACAGATACAGAACCTGCGTCTGATTCCATACATTCTATATGGACACCTGTATCGCCACTAGTTTGTTTCTTTTCGTAATGATGTATACCTTCTGGATTTGTATACTTGTCTTTTAAAAATGTTTCAAATTCTGCATATGACATAGGCCAACCATAGTATGCGTCTGTTATATTATTTGTCAACAATATAATCCAGTGATATTCTGATTTACCGAAGTGATTAAATGCTACATCTTCTGGTCTTTCGCCAGGTTGTACAAAGTACTTCTGATACAGCATAGCTGCGTCTAATACTTTTTCTCTTACCTTTACTCGTTTGATTATGTTAGTTGCCAGTTTTGCTTTCTGGTCACCTTTCATATCATATAGTATAAGTGGGAAACTTGAAAAATACATTTATTAATATCCTTTAGCGATTGTCTCTTTAGTCATAATTTCTGTTTCTGCAAATGTACAATTCATTGTTGTTGTTATAGGTGCAGCTCCTCTATCGTCTTCTCTAAATGTATGGAATGTTCCTTCTGTTGCATAGTCAACATCCATACCTGTCATAACACAACGAGAAATCTGTGGTATATAATCGTTTGTCTTGCCACGATACATATAAGTTATTTGAAATTCAGATGGAGACAAAAATGCTGATTTAGTTTTATTACTAAATTCAGGTAACATATGAAATTTAAATAACTTGATAATCTTTTCTACATTTAACATTTCTTTTCTATTCTTTGGTGCAAATGTAAATGGAAACTGGAATTCTCTAAATGGTACACTTCTAAAAACTTGTTCGTTAAATGGATTTAATGCTCTACCCATTGACTTATCTATTGCACCTCTAACATCACCAACACCAGGCAATGCACTTACGATACCGGTTACTGCCTCACCTAATACTCTTTCTATCACAGCACCACCACCATCAATCATTGCTTCTTTGAAAGACATATCTTTACCTGCTTCCATACTAGACGCCATAAGACCAGCAAGACCAGTTGCTAAGTTTTCATAGTTTGCTTTGTATGAGAATTTTGCAGCTTCGGCAGGTGTATATAAACACACCGTATCACTAATTCTTGTATGTGTATGTGAACCACCTTGACCAATACCAGAGGACATTTCTCTTGCCTTTCTAGTTGTCGTTAACTTCGGAGCAGCTGCTGAATCTGCTGTTGCAATTGCATTACGATTAGCTTCTGCGTCATCATCGGCTGGTACTTCTATCATTCTCTTCATATTACTACCATATGATGTTTTTCTGTTTTCAATAATATCAAATATTACATAGTGACCTTCATCTAACATACCTGTTTCTTCAGGATAATATATCTGACCCCAATTAATTCTGGAACGGACTCTACCTTGCATAGCGTCACCTGAACCAATCTCTAGTGGTGATTTGTTTAAAATCTGTCGTGCTTTTGCTTTAGTCGCTTCACTATTCTCGGCACCAGTAAACTGATTGCTGAAGTTGTCTATTTGTGATGTTATATCACCAGCAAGACCATCAACAAATCCTTTTACAGCATTTGCACCTGAATTGATACGACCTTTTATAACTTGACTTACTTTGTTTGTATATCCCATATATAAATATCCTTATGAATTGTACTAATATTTATACAGGAAATGGCAATGGCAACAGCAAGTTATAAAGGCAAATATAAACCTCAAAACAAAGACAAATACATCGGTAATCCTAATAGAGTTGTTTATCGGTCTAATTGGGAGAGAAGATTTATGGTATACTGCGACCGTAATGAGGCAATCAAACATTGGGGTAGTGAAGAGATAGCAATCCGTTATCGTAATCCTGTGACCAAGAAATTACACAATTACTTTCCTGATTTCTTTGTAGTTACCGACAAAGGTAAGTACATTATTGAAATCAAACCAAAGGCGTTCACCGTCAAACCTAAACCTAGGTCTCGTAAAACTAGAGCATATATCAATGAAAGTTTAGCGTATATTAAGAACAAGGCTAAATGGAATGCAGCCGTTCGTTATTGCGAAATGCAAGGTTGGGAGTTCAAAATCTTTACAGAAGATGATTTAGGTAAGTTTTAATAATAACCAAGCAAGTAATCCAATTATAATCAGTTCAGCAATACTCACTTCAGGTTTTAGATAAGCAGTTCTTATTCTCAATGCTCTTGTAATCCTAGTAAATAGTTCTGGATTATTGTGCATAACCAATATGAAGATTGCCAATGTTATTAGTATTATTTCCAAATTAAGTTAGTGCTGTTAGTTTTTCCCATTTTGATGATGGGTCTGGATTTCTATTACCACTTCCTGCGAATATAGATTCCTGATTGTTTGTGGTTACAATTTGTCTATTGTCTTGTGATACACCAACATTATTACCTTTACCTGCTTGAGTAGCACCTTCTTCACTCAAAGTTTTTGCGTTCTCTTTATTGTTGGCTGCTACTTTTTCCATTGTAGCATTTGATTCTATTTCTGCTTTCTTAACTTCGTCTGTTTCTTCAACTTCTTTAGGTGCACCTTGTGTATCTGTTGACAATGCAACTTTCTCCATACCGATATACTTACCAAACTTATCTACGAAACCATTATAGATTCTTTTAAATATGTCTGCAATATAATTACCAACTTTACTAAAAGCACCAAGTACAGCGTCTTTTATATTACCACCTATACCAACAATATAGTCTATCATATCAGAAAAACCTTGTTTAACTTTTTCCCATCTCTCTTTCAAACTTTTTCCCATCTCCGTGAAATAATTAACTAAATTATCCCACTTCTCTTTTAAGTATTCACCAAACTTTGTAAATACTTCTCCTAGATAGTTATATGCGTCTATGACTGCTTGTTTAATATCTTTGAATTTAAACATTATAACTGCGATAAGAGCAACTAATGCTAATATAGCAGCTGCCCATAATAATACAGGTACAAGTGAAACCATTAAACTTGCACCAAATAGTTTTAGTGATTTAATAGGTGTCTTCATTGCTTTACCGAAGTTCATAAAAGATTTACCCATACGAGCTGCCATTTCACCAAGTTCAACAAATGGACCTGTGATACTATCTTTGATACCCATAAAGGTATCAGATATACCAGCAAACGCACCTCGTGGGTCAATAAAATCACCACCGCCACCACCAGCAATCTCGTCTCTACCTTGACCTGTTACCTGTATTCTTTTTTGTTCAAGTAATTGTTTTTCTTCTTCTAAATTAGCACTTCTTTCAGCGATTGCTTTTTCTGCGGCTTCTCTTGCAGGACCAGCCTGCATTTTAACTACATCTTTTGTATCTTTTGTTATTTCTAATTGTGATTTAACTAATTCTTTTTCTTTTTCTAAAATTTTATCTTGTTCAATTTTGAGTTCTTTAGTAGACATTACCATCGCTCTGGCACCGTCTTCTGTTTGCTCAACCATTGCCGCTATACCTTGTTTACGCAAACTTTCTACTTGTTTTTCTGCCTCTACAATCTTAACTTCTCTAGTTCTCATTGCGTCTTGTAAAGACTTCATATCAGCAGTTAAATCTTTTTCATCAATACCTGCTGTCAAATCATCTACAGAAAATCCTAACTCTTTCATTCTATCTGCTAACAAATTCATCTGTTTGTTAACTTGACGAGGATTATCTCTAAATGAGTCTATTGTTTCTGCAACTAGTTTATTTAATTTAGGCTGAGTAGTCTTAACAAGTCCTTCAACAGAACCTTGTACTTTGTTAGATATTGCTTTGAATATGCTTACTATCTCGTCTTGCGAGGCTTCGGTTAGTGTGGTTGCGGCCATTTACTCGTTACCTTATTTGTTTTTCTTACTTGAACCTGTATATAAACCAAACCAAGCTGCACCAGCACCAACAACGATACTGATTAACCCACTTTGTTCCATAGTAGGTGCCTGTAAGTTCATATACCAAATTACACATTTGTATAATAAAACAATATATACGGTTAAGAACAATCTTGGAAATATTCTCCAAGCGTCTACTGCTCTTGCCATATGAATAATTTTTGCGTAAGGATTAGGACCTAAATCTTTTACACTAGTGTCCACTTCCAAGTCAACCTTTACCTTTTTACTGATTTCTTTTTTATCAGCAGGTACTACAATCTTTTCTTCTGCCATTTTTTATCTCCCACGATTATTCGTAAACTTTTTTTCTAATATATGCTTGTTCGTGTCTTCCTAATATTTCTAAAATCTTCCACGAACCATCTTCTTGTACTTGTACTTTTGCGTTAACTTTATCACAAGTCATATTGAAGATACCACCTTTATCTTTCTTCTCTTTATAATCTCTTTCTGCTTCTCTTTTATTTTTCAAGCAGTCCATCAAGTTCTCACTTGCTCTATGGTCAATTAATTTTCTTTCACCTGTTGCCTCATCAATTTCAAAGATACATACTGCAAATACAACACCATCTTCTGGTTGTGATGTTGAAGTCTTATGTTCTTCTGTCATCACCGTTATATGTTTATGTGCCTTCTCTTCAATAGGACAAACTTGGTGTCCGTCATCTCCACAACCTGTACAATCAGCATATGCTGGAGCGTACATCATCAAAAATAAAAATGCTATTAATAATATCTTATTCATAAATCCTTTAGTCTAATATTTTTAGTAATCTAATACCATACTTTGTTTGTTTGTCTTCTTGTAAAAGAGCTTTTACCATCTTACACGCAAAGATAACTCTTTCACCACCTACTTCTCTACTTGCTACTCTTTTAGATTTCAAGCATTGTGATAAGTTTTCTTTGTATACCCACTCAATCATTTTACCATTTAGTGTAAGTGTTAAGGCAACAACTCCCTCTTTCTCGTATTTCTCGCCGCCTGTGTATAATTTTTGTGCATATACAACACTCGTAAAGAACATCAACGAAAATAATAATGCTAATGTCTTTTTCATATGTTTCTATTGTTCCTTTTTACCGTTACCGTTAGAATAGATTATATTTCTATTACTATCTTTTAATTTTTCAACATCCTCTCTCAATAACTTAACATCCTCTTGTAACCTCTTAATGTTGACCCCATTGTTCATCATTTCTTCCATTCTCTTACTCATAGTCTCTAATTGACCAGCAATGTGTTCAATAAGCATATACTGCTCACTATCAGCAGGTAATGTACCCATTTCGCCTCTCGGCCATTTTATTCTAAATTCTGTATTTTTTTCTAATTCTTTATTAATTGATACGGTGTAGCCTTCTAAATCTTTTCTTAATAGTTCTTCATTCGTCTCAATTCTGTTTAATCTTTCCAAGACACCGAAGTAAGCCCAAACTCCTACTGCAACTGCAGCCACTATGGAGATTAAGTTCCTCATAGGCATACTAATAGCCGTCTGGTCAGATACTTTAAATTCATCTTTGCTCATAAATCCTTTCAACTTTATCTATATTTATGCAGGACCTTTCCCTACATTATCTCTTCTTGCCTTTTCTTTCTCATCTTTGAGAAATTTTACTAGTAGTCCTACATAGACCTCTTTCTCCCAAGGAAAAAGATTATCTAATTCTGCTAGACTATATTTGTGATGTTGCATTAACGCAAAATTAGTCTCGTAGTACGCCTCTAGGTTGTTGTGGGAGAGGCTGATACGAAAAAATCAGACAAGCCTTGAAGAGTTACCACCGACTTCTTTTTAGTATTCGGGTTCACTACTTCAACTTCGTGTCTTAATTTTGGCATTGTGTCAAAAAACTTCTTAATCTTCTCAAACTGCTTTGTGTTCAAGCTATTAAAAAACTCTTCTAGTTCTTGTGTTGTAGAATCCTTTGCTTTATGCACTTTTTCGCCCTCATAGATATAATCAATACATTCTACAATTGTTTTAAAAATTGCACTTGCATTTTTTGATTCATCTATGCCCATAGGAATAGTGGATATGTTTGGATATTTCAACACGATACCTAGACTTCTTTCTTCATCTAATACCACATTGTTTGTATGTTCGTCATCAACCTGCACTTCAACCGTAGTTAAGTCTAGTTCAACATCACATAAAGTTACCTTGTCTTCAGGACAGAATACTTTGAATTTTGCAATCTCACCTACTGACTTGGCACGAATATTTAAAAACAAATATTCTATGTCAAATAGAGGCATAGTGTTCACATTGAGTTTGCCGAAAGTACAAGAATTGATTAGGTCTCTTACTGCCGATTTCATTTGAGCGTCATTCGCTTCTTCCATCGCCATTAAAAGTATCTTTTCTTCTTTGACCAAGAACGGTCTAAATTCTACTATCTTGTCTTCACTAGGTAGCGTTATTCTATATGTTGGGACTTCAATTTTAGGTAAAGCCATATTGTTATCATCTCCTTATTATTTACTATTATATATTTAGGGGTCCAAACTTGAACGGAGGCATAACTCTACCACCAGTAATCTTACCGATTGGGAATGACCTCTTCAAGTTTTGCAACACACCTTCACCTGCTCTTCTCAATTCAGGTGGTAATTTACTTAAAAATCCTGTGTCTCCTTCTTTTACAACAGCATTATTAAAATGCGATTGACCAATTTGAAATTTGTTTTGTTGGTCTAACGCAAAATTCAACCAGTATCTATATTTAAATTGTACGGTAAATGTCTGTACTTCATTTGAACCTGAAGCATACGATACATCACCTACTGAAACTGGATACGCTTCCCACAATCTAACACCATATGTTGCACCGTCTCGTTCTTGTGCTCCTGGGTCTGCACCTAATTGAAGAATATTAATCGGTGCTACATACTCATCATAGTACGCATAGTTGTGAGTTATATTTGAAAAGGCAGTCTTCTGCCACATTTCAAAAAATATTCTTTCTCTCATATATTTGTCTGTATAAAATGTCATAGAAACATCTGCCATTTCATAATCGTAAACAATGTGTCTTGGTGGACCATTATGTTTTACTGCTTTTGTTTTCATTGTTCTAGCAGGCATATTCACTTCTGATACAAAGGCTTGTACTCTTCGTTGCAAGTTTGCTTCGTTTGAGTATCTTCTTATATCACTACCGTGTACCATACCATCACCACCAGGTACTGAACCACCAAAGTCCATTGCACCTGCAATCTTACCACCAGTTGGTAATTCAAAGACGACATAATATCTAGCCTTACGAGCAAAACCTTCTGCTTCATTTACATAGGATTGGTATCTACCTATTGTTGTCGCTGGGTTTGCACCTACCCTTTGTTTTAACTTCGGGTCTCGGTTGATATTGTCAAAGGCACGGTCTCTAGGAATACCTAATCTGATATCCATACCACCAATTCTTTTTCCGCCTCTTAAAATTGCCATATCTGTTTCTCTCTATTTGTGTTTACTATTCCAATATTTTGATTTACGCATTCCTAAATAATAATCTCCAGGTTCGTAATCCCACTTATGTCCGTGATGGCCTCTAATATCGCACCACAACATTCTCAACTTGACGACACATACTCGCCAAAAAGTTCTTCTTGCCATTTACCTTATTACTCTTATTCATCATAAAAGTCCTCTACTAATTTCTGCTTCTACGCCAAACGGTAGTCGCTGGTTGTTTTCTAAATTGTTGTACTGGCAAGTATACTGCTATTGCAGCTTCAGACGCATTAATACGCAAAAACTGACTTCGTACATTACTATAAAGATATTTATGAAGAGTTGGTTTAACCATAGGTATGTTCTTCACACTATCATAGGATACTTCGTATTTCGTGTTAGGTCTTATCATATCACCGGATAAGAATTTATCCATTCTTGCGAGTAGAGTAAATCTCATTGCAGGAGGTAGATAATGAAAATTCATTCCAATAAATCCACCTTTAATCGGTTCTAATGGTAATACTAATGGGAATGTGTCGTAATAAGGTAGTGTTCGTTTAAATTTAGGGTCATAAAAAAATAAGTTCAATCGTCCTTGAGAAGGTCTACTAATTAGTTGGCCTGCTCTCATTAATGCTCTTGCCTGCGATTTATCAGCTATACTGCTGACAGCCTTACGATACCAAGCACCAGACTTTCTGGTGTCTCCTTGTTTTTGTACAATTGGGTCAAATATAGATATTGCCATAACACATATATTTATAATAGAAATGACAAAGGGTACCGTAAAAGGTACCCTTTGCTTTTAAAGTAATGTAGGAAAGAGAGAGATTATTCGTCTTCAGCGAGTTTTGAAAAGTAAGATAATGTATCATCATCTTCAACGCCAGACGCCTCATTACTTTTAACCGAAGTGGTTGCTGTTGCAGCCACACCGCCAGTCGTAGGTGGGAGGTCTATTTCACTAGCAGTCTCGGTATTCTTTGAACCGGCAATCACACGATTAAACTTCTCTTTAAGTTCGTCATAAGATTTAAAATTCGCCGCTTCTAGGAATGGCTTCAGAGGATATTGTTTGTTCCAAATACCTTTGATTGCTTCATCATCGGTACTGATTGGACTAACAGCCTCAAATTCAGATTTATCGTAATTCCAGAAACCATCAACTTTTCTGATTTTCAGTTTAAAGTTTGCACCTGTCCAGAAATCAAATGGGTTAATAGGTTTTTCATCTTCAAACGCTGGCTGCATTGCTTCTGTAATCTTATCAAAAATCTTTTTACCGAATTTAAATAAGAAAACTTTGCCTTCGTTTTCAGGATGCTTTGGGTCACTCACAACATAGATGTTTGAGTAGTACGATAGTTTTCTCTTTCGTTTTCTAGCGATTTCTTTATCACTATCAACACCAGAGTTCCATAATATAGTATTCTCTTCTGACACAGGATCCTTTTGACCAAGTGTAGTTAGAGAGTTCTCAATATACCATCCGCCAGGACCTTGGAAAGCGTGAGACCATACTCTAGCCCACGGCATTTCTTCTTTCTGTGGTGCAGGTAAAAACCTTAGCACAGCATAACCATTACCAGTTTTATCTAGTTCAGGTTTCCACAATCTGTCGTCTTGGTATTTGTTTTTAGTTTTAGCAGCATCCTCAGGATTGAGGTTTGCTTCTATTTGTTTCGTCAATTTGTCAAAATTGCTTTGACTATTTTTTAGACTTTCAAAATCCATAATTTTTCTCCTTGTATGTATTTCGTATTTGTATTATTGTATGTTTTGTATATATTATTATATATGCTACTATTTATACATCTTCTATTGACAATCATCAGCATTTTTATGTTCATTCTGCCTTTTCCACTTCTTATAACCAGTTTGCCAATCTTGTTTGCACTCTTTAGGCAACTTTCTTTCTTTAATGAAAGTCTTTGCCTTTTCACAAAGATTAACAATTTTGTCTAATGTCAAATATATAAATCTGTCAAACATTGTATCTAATATAACACCTTTTTATTCTTTTGTCAAGCACCTATGTATGAATTTAATATGCCTGTAGCAAATATCACGGCTGCTACTGCATTTAACATTATAAGTGCCCTATCGTGCCACAACATACCTACTATAAACCAACCTACAACACCTGTAAAGTGAAAATATAGGTTCATAGGCGATATAGGTATTGATGTCAACACCATTCCAGTGAGAATAATAACACTAGAAATCCATTTAATGTACCACGATAAATCACCTTTAGGTGTTATCTTCTTAAAAACTCTGGTACTATTTAATTCTTTAATCTTATCATCAAGTTTCTTTTTGTATTCTGTCATACTCAATTAAAAATCTCTTTCATAATCAATTTAGTTTCTGTTCTATTGTATCGTAAAAATGGCGTAAACTTCTTTATTCGTTTTGCATATATTGGCCATACTACTTTTTCCTCAATCTCTTTATCCCATCTTCTAATGAATCCCAATAACTCTTCAAAGACCACAAGAGTTTCATAACATATTTGTTTAGATAGTAGAAGTTTGAAAAAGATTGGATGTTGACCTCCATTAACCATAAAAAGGTCATCAAAAGACAGGCGCTTATTATCCATATTAAGCCTAATACTATTACACTCATTCCTAAACTGATAAGTAAAACTATCTTTACGCTTCTTGTAATCCAAGTATATATCAGCGCCATCAGACTTAGCAAGATTTCCAATCCAGGCTTTGTCTTTATGCAAAAAGTTTGCCACAAAGAAATCAACTGCTTCTTCTGCGTTATATTTTTTAGAAAGTTTATGAAAGAAGTACCTATCATTTCGTTTTGTAAAAGTCTCTATCTTACAATTAACTTTACCACCATAGGTAATATAATCGTAAGTATCTGTTGTGAAGTGTAATTTTATTCCCAACCAGATTTTAAATACATCAAATCCTCCATACATTATATAGGCAACTCGCTTGTTTTAGGTAACAGATTTAATTTCTGACACTCTAAAGCAACCTTTTCTTTTAAAGCCTTGTTAATTAAAGGACCGACCGTTGCCGTATCAATACTTCTCTCTTCACAATAATGAACAATGGCATCCATATAAGATATGCCTTTATGTTCTTTCTTGTAGTTTTCTATTTCTAAACTAAATTGTTTACTATTCATTCTCTTACTATATCAGGTTATAGTTAGTTTGTCAAGCACCTACACCAGGTTTGATTTCGTGCTCTTTCATAAAATCTAATGCGTCTTGTTCAGACATTTCGGCACAACCTATATTGATTATTTGTGTTGTTACCTTACCTTCTTCTTGTAGTTTATATACCAGACCACCATATAAGCCTTCGTATTGTGAATTTACGAATTGCATACATTCTGGTAATGTGTCAAATTTGTAAGCTGCGTGATGGCGAGGTTCTACGATACCTGTTTCTATGTTCAATAACATCGCCACTATTAGATAAACCGTATCCATTTTCTTTCTCCTATAGAAAATGTGAAGTTTCTGTTGCCAAGTACTTCACTAACTCCGTTACCTATTAACTAGGCAGCAAGGGCAAAATTATTGTTGCCATTTAAAATTGCGTTTAAGTTCGCCAACTATCAATCTCCGAAGGTCTTTAGTCGTCTGTCAATCCTAACACACCCCCCATAAGCACACCTTAATGTGTTTATGGTGGAGGTGTCGGGAGTTGCACCCGAGTCCAGTCCGGTTATTACACCACCATCAACGATTAATCTTTTTTAATTTTTTCGCAAGTCTTCTCGTTTGCATTTAAACCTGCTTCTTTATCGTATAACCAAACATATGAGTAAACAACATTGTTGTCTTTCTCTACACATTTCTTACCAAAAGAAACTCTAGGTTCATTGATAGCACACGCACTTAATAGTCCTGCTAAAAATATAATACTAATTATTTTTTTCATTTACTTCCTTGTAATTATAAATTCCATACACAATACATTTCTCACCTTGTGCCGGTGTTTCTATTACTGCCATAAACATATCATCTTCTGCATTGTACCAGTGAGTTATGGCATAAACTATATCACCATCAGGCGTTCCTTGATTACGACCGAAACCAATACTTAATGGTTTCATATTGTTGTGGTCCAAAAACTCGTTCATTTGAGGAGCACTTGTACACAACATCGGGACCTGTGATGAATAAAATATATCTTCTCTATGGTCTGCATATACTAAACTTGTCATCAATAACATAACAAAGATTAGTAGTTTTTTCATATTGTCCTTTTCGTTAAAGTAGAAAGGACATCAAATCACCTTCTTAATCTATGCTGTCTGTTTGTCTGTTTCTAACTTTTTATTCTCGTAATATTTATAAAAGTTTTCAATAGATTTTTTTAGTTCAGGTTTGTAATCTTGTGGATTCTTAACCCATTCTTGCATAGAGCCATCTTCACCTGCGATAAGTACGACAATTTGTTCAATCGGTTTACCGAATATCTCCTCATACATTATTGCATAAGCAGTAGTTTGTAAGAAGTAATTGTCTACCCACTCTTCAATCTTTTCTTTGTTCGCTGTTTTGAAATCAATAACGGACAATTTGTCTCTATATTGTGCGACACAATCTACCTGACCGGCAAGTGTTAATTCTTTTGAATACATTATCTCTTCAACAAGGTGTATATCACCAATGTTATCAAGGTATGGTTTCATCAACCTGAATAGACCTAGAGGTAATACACCTCTTTCACTCGGTGCTTCACCTTTAAGATAATTCTCTACTAGATTGTGAGTTGCTTTACCACGAGAGGCTGCTCTTCGCATTTCAAAGTTAGCGACATTCTCACCAATACTCTCTCGCCATTTCTTTAGACCTTCTGTTTTTCTGATACCTAGAATTGAGGTTACAGAAGGATAGTTATGTCCGTTTACTTCGTAAAAACGGATACCGTCTTGTCTTTTGCCTTTTGTTTTAGGCAGTAAGTCTTTATTCAACTCAACAAACTTAAATTCTTTAGCCATTATATTGTTCCTTATGTTTAATTGTCTCTCATTATATCATCACACGATACATTTGTCAAGCACCTAGCCTTTAATGTACATATTATTAATATCGTCTTTAGAAAACTCGCCGAGCGCTCACTCTGGCTTGTATTCTTCGTATTGCGTCTTACCTTGGTCATTCCTAAATGCTCTTAAAGTCTGTTTCCTATTATCTGTAGGTGACTTATATGAGCAATGGATCCAACCACTATTAGGTTCATCTGTCTTATGGTACTCTAATATCAGCTGGTCAAAGTCTAAATTTTCAGCAATCCATTTTGCTAATTCAGCATTCGGGACACCAAAGATTTCAAAATCGGCGGCTTGCCCTTTAGCGTGCTGTGAATTAACACTACTTCCGATAGCAACACATAACTCTTCACTTCTGAACCCGCTTGATACGGTTACAGGTGTAGCATAATGGTCTCTAACTGGTTGTAGAATATTCTCAGCCAACTTCTGCATATTAGTAATATGGTCGTCATTAGGATTATTGTTAATACCTTTCCGTTCCGCTGTTTGCGAAGCAGTTAGTTCCTTCAGACTAAAATTCTTACTTAATTTCATTTAATTTTTCCTTTGCCTTTAGTTTAAGTTTTTTCGCTTCTTTCAGTTTTCTCCAACTTTCAAAGCTCCTATCTTCTTTCCTTGCTTGTTCTAATACATTCACTTCCTTTTTCAGTTCTTTGTGTGCCATTTTACTGGACATAAATTACCCCCTTGTTAGTTTTAGTATTTTCTCAATCTGTGCCTTAATAATAGGTCCTCTATTCGGCCAGTGGATATACGGTTCCTCCGTTTTAGATAGATTATACAGAAAAGGTAAAATGATTTTTTCTATCTCTTTAAATCGTTTTTGTGTGTCCTCATCTGTGATTTCTTTTGTTATTGTATCTTTCTCAGCAACTATCTGCATTATCTCATTCATCGCTGACTTAATATCTGATACATCATTTTTAATAGTAGATAGTTCAGCAGATTGACTATCTATTTTTTTCGGGTCAATTGATGGTGACTTCGGTACTTCCGCAACCGATGGTCCGACACCCCAAGTATCATCATTTAAATCAAACCCTCTCATATAATCAGGTATATCTCTACTCATCTTCTTCCTCCGTTAATTCTGCAAAATGTGTGAAAGCGTGTTCTCTAATAGGTTTCTTTGTTTTTGCTTGAACACCTAAATCTATAGCACTATACGCCATACTCACATTGTTTTTACTTATAGCGGCACTTGTCATACCACCTACCGTAAATAGTCCTGAAAAGTTAGCACTACAACCGGCCGTGGATAAGAATAGTATCAATATAGCAATATGTTTCATTTAATCTTTCGGTAATATTTTATGTTTTTGTAAGACTTGTCTAGTTTTGATGTCCTTTATAGACCTTTTGCCGTGCTTTTGTGCAAACGCTGAGCCTGGATTGCGTTCGGCAATTTTTGATTGTAGTTCTTTCCATCCGCTATCATTTTTAATTCTACTATTGTATCCTGTTCCACTTATAATATTTATAGAAGTAACCATTTGCTGAATATGTTTGTTCTTCTTTAGATACTTCTCTTTTTCAGAAATACCCATTAATTCAGTAAATTCTTCACCTGTTTTAGTATTTTTAAATGAATATGTCGGCATTGTGATACTACTTCAGCGTTAAATGATACTGAATTTGACTAGTTGCTTCAGCCATATCTTCAAGTATAGATAACTGGTCTTCATACTGGTTCATATCGTTCTTTTGTGATAAGTCATAAGACGCTTTCGCTAAGTCTTGTGAGTATTGTACAATTTCTGAAATAGTATGAGCAACACTTTGGTAGTTTTGTAATGTGTGTTGTCCACTTTCAATATGAATTCTTGTATTACTATTACCTTGATAGGTTTCTACTAATCTATCATTCAAAGTATTTAACTTTGTGTAATATTCACCAAGTCCTTCGTGTTCACTATAACTTCGTGTCTGCCAATGTGCCAATTGTATGTTGTTTAAAAATACAATTGTTTTACCTACTAATGTTTCTATCATCATAATTTATTCCTTCTCTTTATTTATTCATAAAATCTCTACGATAATCCGTAAGAGCATTCTCTTCTTCTATAGTCTCTTTTGGTTTATGACTTGCAACAAGATAAGCAATAAAGAAACCACCTATTGTTACCGTCATACCAATCAAAAAGAATAATAGTCCGTACTCTAAATTAAGCATTCGCTACTCCTTCTGTAAACCATACTGGTGCTTTACCTGGATAAGTCCATCTGGCAAAGTCTTTCTTTTTCATAATATAATATTTTCTATAACTCTCAACAACATCAATAACACCTTCATTGAATACTTTACATTCTTCTGGCATTGCTGGTGTTGGTAAACTACCTATCTTATTGATAGGTGAATTTTTAGGTGGGTCTTTCAATATCTCACCTAGTAATAAAAATGATTTATGACCACCTGTCTTTTTGTTTTTAGGAAATCTTTCCATAAACTCATCATTCAATGCTTTGAAGTGTCTGTATAACCAGACATAGTTGTATGCACTTTCAAGTACCCACTTCGTACTAGGGTGACCTAACCAACCTGCTTTGTAGATAATTGCCTCTTCGTTAGTATTTGGCAATCGCCATCTTTTAATATCTCTACCGTTTTTAGTTTTGTCAATATATAAAGTACCATCGGTAACTCTTTTTGCTGTACATAGCATTTGAGCACTCTCTAGTATCATCTTTACAATATGTTTATCACACGCCATCTTGGCTGCAACAATAGGGTCTTTATCTAAAGCAAATATATTCACTAGTTCACCTTTCCGAATTTAATACACAATTGTTTCCAGACACCAGTCCAGAACATAGTTGCCCATTTTGATTGTGCCTTGTTCATCATTTTTTCTGCATTTGCAATCAATTCGTTTTGTCTCTTTTTTGTGTAAATCATCTTCATATTATATCACTCCTATACTTCTTTGTCAAGCTTTGATTTAACTAGTGTTTTGTCATCTTTTTCAGCGACTTCTGCTACTTCTGTAGCATTCCAGTCTAATACCTGGTCCATCTTAATACGAATCTCATCTGGATCCAGACCCATTTCTCTTAATTCTTTATTACCTAATATCTTAAAAAACTTCTCATAGTCTTCATTCGTTAGATTTTTACCTGCTAACTTTGTAAAAAACTCTTTGTAGTTCTTAATCTGTTTACTTGCTTCTTTATGTTTCTCGTTCTCTTTCTTAATCTTTAAATCAAGTTGTCTCAACGATACTTGTTTTTTCTTTTTTCTACCTTCGTTCCATTGTGCTAATGATATGTTGGCAGCGATTAATAGTAATACTGCAAGAGGGTCAAATACAAATATCAATACTATTATAACCCACCTTACTGCTTCGTCAAAATAGTCTTTTGCATTATCACCATATATTAATTCTGCAATATATTTAAGAGGACCTACTTCTGCCTCTATCTTTGATTGTTGTAATTCAATTGTATTCTTATCTAACATTAACTTGTCTATGTTATTCATAGCAGTATCAATTGTTAGTTTTAATTCGTCTCGTTCTGGTTTTTGTCTCTTTCGTTCTCTTAAACCTCTTGTTGCATATTCATTTTCTAAATACACTTCAATTGATTTATCTAGTTGTACTAAAGTTTTTTCTGCTCGTTCTATAACTCGTTCTTCTTGTAATATTCTCTGGTCTATTAATGTAATCTTACTTGTATAATTAGAAGTCGGAGTTACCTGGTCTAGGTGTGCCTTTGATAAGAAACCAAAGATACCCATACTGGTAACAAATACTAACACAACTACAGAAGTTGTCAAGTAATATTTTATTGTTTTAGGTAAGTCTTTATTCTTCCAGTTTTGATACAACCAAGAAGCGGTTACTAGTTTGCCAACTTCAAGTACACCACCCATTATCATAATAGGTATCTTCGCACCTGCAAAGATAGCGGCAAGACCTAGTATACTATACAAGGCTGCAACACTTGAAATACTTAATGCTGATAAAAATGCTAATATACCCATTTTATCTCCTTCTTACTATATATTCATATCCGTCAACGCCATCTAACTTCTTTTGAAAGAATTGTAGTTCTGGTCTATTCAACGCTGTCTGCATTTTCTTAAATATCTTTTTAGATTGTCTACCTGGAAAACACCTCATTACATCTGGTTGCCAGAAACCTGTAAAGTATACTTTCTGTTGACCTTGCCGTAATGTGTCAAAAATTTTAAATGCTTTCTCAATCATATTCTTTAGATAAGGATCCATATACGGAGTATTGTCTTCCTTAATATTATTATAACTTTCATCTTCCCAATTATTAGGTCTCATTATTTACTCTCCTCAAGTTTTCGTATTTTTTTAATAATAACAATTACACGCTCTGCGTAATCAGGTGTTGTACTAAATTTATCCAATGTCTTAACTAATTCAATTGGGTCCATTTTGCCGTCTTCTGCAAGTTGTCTTAATCTTAACTTACGGAATTTCTCATAGGCTGGGTGTTCATTCATCAACCTAATATATTCTTTTACACTATCGCACTTCGTAGCGAATATTCTTACACCCCAACCTTTCCACTCTTTTTGTGATAAAGGTAGCATATGAGGATATTCTTTATTGAATACTCTAATACCAAAAAGGTTATTACCTTCTTTTGCAAATCTACTCGTACCCCAACCACTCTCTAAAGCGGCCTGTGCTGTCACCATTTCATAAGGTACTCTAAACACTTCTGCCAATGTGAAGTTATGATAGTCAATACATTTATGAGTTGCCCTAACAAATTGCATATCATTATTATATGTAAATTCAGGTTCTCGTAAATCTAACTCTTTTAACTTTTCAAGGTATTTGAGTTCGTACTCTTTTGATAGTTTGTTTAATTTGTAATCGTTCGGATTAAATGTACCTATTACATATGTTATAAGAAATAACATTGATACACCTATTATTCTTTTTGCCCACATCTTTGCAACACGGACTTTTTCTACATAATTTATTTTCACTTTTCTCACCATAATTATATTAGTGTTATATCATATCAATGCCGGCTCTTTTCATAGGGGTCTTAAATGAATAGAACAGCTTATTATGATTACCACTATCTCCTGCATTTCTCATTTGATACAAATGGACCATTTCGTGTGCCAATGTACTAATGAATTCTTTTTTATTACTATACTTCTCACACATTTCCAAGTGAAACGATTGAGTGCCTTTTCTTTTCCACTCCCATTGTGTAACCTGACCAAAACATTTAATCGGTCTCAAATCTTTAATCGTAATCTCATTGAAAGGTGCAAGTTTGCCATCAAATACAGCGTCATTAATCCAACTAAAGACTTTCTTAATATCTTTGTAAGTAGTCTTATATTGTCTGGTATGCTCATATTCCGCCTTTACTCTCTTCTTTAAAGTTGCATACCTAACTGATTTAGGTTTTGTTTCTTTTGGCATTTGTCTCTCTCTTATCTTTTGATTTTGTCTCGTAATAACTCTAGTCTTTGTCTCTTTCTATCACTATACTCCATAATCAAAAAGGATGTAATACCACCAAGTATTATTATCCATAGTTCAATAGGCATTATGGTCTTCATAACAGACACCATATCTGCCATTGAGTATATCAAGTTTTCCATAAGTCTCCTTATTTTGTTTGTTTGTCTTTATATACTTTGTCTATGCCGTTAACTCTTATGTCAGCGGCGATACTTTCTAAAATATTAGGCAAATGCTTTTGTAATACAAAAGTCATTTCTATGGCCATTGTATGTGCCATCTTTTCTATTTCAGAAGTCATAACGGCTTTATGGTCTATATTACCTTTAACCGTTTGAGTGATTATATGGGCGCCAGTCGCTGTCGCATAATCACTTGCTTTTGCCTTTTGCATAGTTAAGTGTAAACCTACACCAACTAACCAAAGGAAAACTATGAAATAGACTAACAATGATATTGTTTCTTTTATCAAATTATACATTATATACCTTTCGTTATCATTAATATATTTATAGTATCACTTCCAAGAAGCTTTGTCAAGCAAAAAATGCCTTTATTTTGGGGGAAAAGTGGGTATTTTTACAGGGAAATACCCGAAACCGTGAGTTGTATTATGCCTCTAATTTAACAAAATCTTCATTCCACCCAAACGCCTCTTTGATTAGAGCCGCTGTAAGACCTTTATATACATTGTTTAACTTCTTCTCTTTTACACCGATAAGCAGTTTTGCTTCGTCAGCGTGTAAACCTTCTAAAATTTGTATGAAAAGTGTTTCTTTCTTTACCTTGGATAGATTTTGGTCTGCACCTTTCACAAAATGCCAAAGTCTCTTTGCTTCAGTTTCAAGGTAAGTGTGTTCAGTACCTACAGGCGCTTCGTTCTCTATATATGGTGGTGTACCTTTCGGTAAGTCCCATTCTATACGAGGGTCAAACGCACCTTTAAGAATTTGTCTTAATGCCTGTGTATCATACTGGCGTAAGACTTCCATCTTCTTTGCCTTGTCTTTAGCGTTATTTACTTTGGTTAGTATTTCGTGGAATGTGAGAGCCATAGATGAAGAAGACATCGCTGCCTGCCTCAAACTATTGTTAGTTAGATTACTATTTTGTTCAGCCATTTCATTATCCTCTTAATATTGCAATATTAAAAATCATTAATATGTTCAATCAACGATTTCAGTTTGTTATCAATAAAGTACGGTAATAGTTTGGACCTATTAGGTACTTCGTATTGTTTAAAGCTATTTATAATAGATTCTACCAGAGCGTTTGGAATCTGCTCTAAATCTATCAGTTTCTTATTCCTATTGTAGTATTTCTTCGTTTCTGAACCTAGTGGAATATCATCAACTTCTGACCATTCTGCTAGTTTCTTCTTCGTAATAGGACTTTGTTTAGTCTTGGTAATAAAGACATCATCTGGCGATAAGATATTAGGTATACCGTCTGACCTGTCTCCTTTGATAATCTGTTCGTGTAAGTACCTAATGGGATTATCTTCTACTACCATTACCTTTTGTATCGGACTATATTGACTTACATTACTATACTTCTGTAGTTGTTTAAAGTCTTTATCGCCTGATATAATTAGATACTTGTCTTCCGTCTGCATTTTGATGATAGTTGCAATTATGTCGTCTGCTTCTGCATTATCAATCGCAATGACTTTATAAGGAAAGTTCTCCTTAATCTCTTCTTTGATTTCCCATATCAGATTAAATAGATGGTCCCAATTGTTTGTACTTTCTTCTCTACTTGTCTTTCTACTTGCCTTGTATTGAGGAAAAAACTCTCTTCTCCAAGGGTCTGCACTATCACAAGCAAGTACTAAATCTTTTCCGTATTCGTTACCAAACTTTCTGATATAACCTTTAAGTGAATTACAAACCATATATCTAACCATTTCTTTATTGGCCAGACCAGGTTGACTTCCTTTCTGGTATGATACTTTTGCCATTTGTGCCATCAGATTACTGATTAACACTTGGTGCATATCAACTATAATCAAATTTATCTCCCAATCTTTTTATGTCTACCCATAGGTACTTTTACCCATCGGTCAATCAATGTGCCTTTTCTATTCTTATATTCAACTCTCAATTCACTAGTACCTTTCGGTGCTGATGATTGTACAGATTTAAATATCTTCTTAAAAGACAAACCTTCTTTTTCTTCTGTAAACTCTTTTCCGTCTGTAATCTTAATCTTTAGTTTTCTGACACCTGTTCTCTTCGTGTCAAATATATTTCCAAATGTTGCTATACCTGCCATTATAATTTCCTTACTATATGTTTTCTTAACTCTTTTACAAAAAACTCTATCTTGTCAATACTAGCAATCAAGTTAGGGTCTGTAATATATTTTTCTTGGTCTTTCAATCTATCATAATCTCTTAAAGGTATAGTAACCATTGATTGTTCATTCTCATATGTCGTATCGTGGTCTCTAGTATCTGGACCGTGGTTCATACCTAAATCAATATCTTTATCACTCATAAACACTTTCTATATTAGTTAAATAATGAGGCGAGTTCCACTCTCGCTTTCCTCGCCTCAAAATACTCTAGGTTTCCACTCTCGCTTTCACCTGTGAGTTCAATTATGCTGAGTAAGCTACTTGTTTACCGAACACTTTGTTGATACCAGCAGCGATAATCGCTTTTGATGGTGTACCAACTCTATAAGAAACACCTTTAGATGATTTATTTTCGTAAATCATTAAACCTTCGTTTCTCAATTTACCAACCATTGCAGCTGGTGAAGTTAGGTCAAATTTGTTTCTCAAAGTTTTCCAAGAAACATCTGTACCTGAAAGAAAAAGATTTCTCACTTTTTCAGTTTTAGTTAGCTTTGTTCTAGCCATAGTTTTATCTCCTTTAGATAATTTAAAAATGTTAAACATTATGTTTAACCTCCTTTTCAATTTGATTTTAATGTCTTGTCTGACAACTTGCTATGGTCAATCGCATTATAATGGTTTTCCATAGTCAAATTCTATTTGTCCGTATCACTTGGCGGACCATCATAACCATCATCATCATCTAGTGGATTGAAGTCTGGTTTGAATTCAAAATCTTCTGTGAACATAAACATACCATTGTTTCTTTCGTTTAGTTCATCTGATACTTCTTTGTTTAAAGGTTTAGTTGTCGCTTCGCTTTCATCTGTCATATTTGCATATTCAATACGAGCGGTTACAACACCTTTCTTATTCATCTTTAATTTTACTGCCTGGTCAATCACCTTTTGTATAGGGTGTTTCAATTTAAATTGTCTGTACAAAAGACCTCTGACAGCATCCATTGTCATTGCAAGGTCTTTTGTGAATACATCTTGTTTCGTATCAAGTCCCATTTGTACAAATCTTCTAATCAAATCTAAACCAATATCATCTGTAGAAGTCTCTACAAATTTAGCAGCCTGATAGTCTCTCATCTTCTCTTGTGCTTTCGGGTCTACTGGTTGAGGTTTCTTTGCTATCTTGTTTTCAGGAAACAAAATAACATTCTCGTATGGTTTTTTAGGTTCATCTGACACTATATCTTATTTCCTTTGAAATCAACGAGACCTTGTTTGTTGTAATACTCAATTAACTGATTGTATCCACCAACAAGTTCATCATCTATTTTAATTTGTGGCATTGACCTTACATTCTTACCAATGTCTTTAATCATTGCCTCTGGACTTTCAAACTCTTTCAAGTTCTTTTCTTTATAAGGGAAGCCAAGGCCTTTTATCAAGGCCTTTGCTTTAACACAAAATGGACAATTGTCTTTTGTGTAAACGATTATATTATTCGCTTTTGCCATCTTTTTTTGCCTTTGCTGTGTCTTCAACACTTTTGAAGGCTTCAGCAGCTTTTAGTTTAAGTTTATGACTATCAACAATTTCTGCAATTGTGTAATCGTACATCTTATTAAACTCACCAAGTGGTAGTCTTAAACCTATCCACGCTCTATAGTAACCGTTCTTCGTTCTAGTTACCTCTTGTGCAAAGATTTCATATCCTCTCACTGGTGTATTCGCAATGACATTTACCATCGCTGTTTCTACTTCTGTAACCACGGTCTTAACATTTGTTTTACCTATCTCGGTTACAAAGATTTTCGCCTTCTTGTTCATTTCACCTGCAACAATATCAGCCATTTCTGCTTTCGCAATCAACTTCGCTTTCTCAATCGCAAGTTCTAATGATGGTGATACACTCGTACCAACACCAAATATGCAAGTCTTGTCATCATCTTCTGTTTTGATAACACCATTGTTTGCCCACATTGATATGTCGCAATGTTTAGCATTATCAAAGTCTGCCATATACCAAGACGGCACTTCGTTAACTAACTTGTCTGTCTCTTGCTTAATCTTATAAGTCTTTGACGAACAAGCATTTAGGCCAATGATTAGGACGCCTAACAATCCTAGTTTTACTATGTTTTTATACATTGTTTTTCACACTCCTAACTACATTATATAACATTTCACTCAACTTGTCAATAAGCTGGTTATCTTCTACATAAGCAACAACTTCCGTTGTACTTACACCTGTTATTAACATAAAAAGGAGACCTAATATGATTATATTTTTAATCATTATTTTCTCTCCCAAGTACCTTCGTTTGTTAAACACGCTCTTCCGAAGGATTTAAAAGCGTGTGTAGGTTGAGAATATAACCTACAATATTCTGGAGCATTTAAGTCTTTATAATAGAAGGCAGCAAATAGTTCCCAATAACCAGGTTTCTTTGCTTTCTCTAACTCTATCATCTTCTCCAGTTCCTTAATTCTTTCTTTGTCTGTTTTACCGTGTTCAGTATCAGCACATTCCATAATCTCTTCTTTTACAATAGTCTTATCATCTAGTTCTTTTATGACAATCTTAATGAAACACCATTGACCGTCTCTTTCAAATCTATCTAAAACTTTTGTATGTAATACACCATTCTTTTCATTCTCTCCCATCAACTTCAACTTCTTGTTGACCTTTTCGTGTATCTCACTTATGTATACTTCGCTTACAGGAGCAGAATTTACCTTGCTCTCTTCTTTGTAAGTAATAGGTTTAGGCATAATCTCTTGTCCATATGCAATGTTTGTACATATACAGACTAAAGCAATCAATCCCATATAAAATGTTAATCTCATAGGTGTCATTATCTAATCATACCTTTCTCAACCCATCTGCCATCAGGCATTTGGCATACAACTCCGAACCTTGTATCAATATCATTGTTTGAGATACCAACTACAGGCCATTTGTTCTTTATATTAAAACTACTTTCATACTCTTTACAGATAATAGGACCTTGACTATAACTTCTATTAATCTTAATAGTGCCATTACTACCTGTTTTACTATTTAACCAGTTCGTATAACTTGCTGAACCAGGACCATTGTTTAAGTGGTCTACAAATACTGCTTGATGTAAGTCGTAATCACTATCATACATAAGTTCAGCACCTGCAAAGGCACCAACTACAGCACAAGCGGCCGCAATGTATGGGTCAGAACCAATCATTTCTACACAAGTCATAGCACCTGTTGTTGCACCAACGGCAGCACCAAAATGACTTCTATTGAATTTAAATCCTGTAGTATTATTCACATCTGAATTTTGTACTTGAATATGTGAACCGTCTATCTTCTTACCGGTTGCACCACAGGCACTTAATGAAACACTAATTAGTAAAATCAAAATTATTTTTTCTAATTTCATCACATACCTTTCTTTGGTTTTCAGTTAATATTACTGCGAAGTCGTTGCCTGTATTATCTACAACATACTTCTCTCTCATTTCAGCAGCTTTCCACCAGACCTCAGCTCTAGCGCTGACAGGTCTGATAAGAAAAGTACCATCATTATTTGAAGTTAAATGAAAGTCGCTCATTAGTTCTTCTTTGTAAACAATGATTTCAATTGTGCCCAATTCTGAGCAGTTTGTGTCTTCATATCTGCCCAAGATTCTTTTTGATAAGCTTTTGTCTTCTCAACTTCACTTGTCAAAAAGTTGTGTACATTACCAGGAATATTGAAAACTGCTGTCTTCACTTCCGTAAATGTATAGGTCTTCTGTTCTTCTGCAACAACACTCGTCATCATAACGCCAAGCATTATTACACATAATATAAGTATCTTGTTCATACTTTCCTTCCCATTGTTGTTATATCAGCAATGTCTACAACTTGATAATTACCTTTGTTGTATGCAATACTGATTGTTTTACCAGCAGGTAGTTTTGGTTTCAATACCTCTCTCTTGGTAGCACCTGCAATTATATTATTACTACAAGGTATTGAAGGTCTTACTGAATAGTCAGGAAATGGATAACCTTTAAACTCATTAATCACATTGCCTTGACTATCTAACTTAACACCGATAGACTTGAGCCACTTCTTATGTTTTTCTCTTGCTATCTCGTTTCTCATTTCTCTAGTTAAGTAATTCTTCTTTGTCTTTACCATATGCTTTGCTTTCAGCCGCTTTTTGTTCTGCATAAGTCTTACCAAATACTTTCATATAAAAATGGTCTCTTGGATTTGGTGATGACCACGCCAGTATCAAATTGTCAAATTGTCTTTGAGTGATACTAATATTTCTCATTGAAGATGGATGTTCTTTCTTCAACGATTTCATTTCTTTTAGAAACTTAATACGATTGTCGTATTTCTCTTTCTTACCTTTTTGGTCTTTTATTGTCGCCGTCTTAAACTCACTAAACATCATTTCTTTTGTGTAAGTAAAGCTCATATTTTATACCTCTCTCTCATTATTATTGTTAATATTAACATACTGCCCTAATATTGTCAAGCAGCCAATAAACCCACATTTTACACTATTTTTAGGAAAAACGGCGGGTTTAGAGGGCGCTGTGTAGGGTTTAGGGAGCTCCCTTGATACATTGCTCATACTATTTTTTAGTCTTTTTCGCACTTTTCTTCTTTTTAGTTTTGCCTGACAAATATTTAGGTGGTTGCTTTTTCATCTTCAAAGGCAACTCTAATTGTTCAGACTTCTTAATATAAGATTTAATGTTTCTCTTTAATTTGTTGCAAATTTCTTTACAACTATTTAATTCTATCAAACAATATACAAAAGCGCCTCCTGCAATTGATAATAGAATAACTCCGAATAATCCTTCTGACATCATATTAAACTCCTTGTCCTGTTATGTCAAATGGGTCATTTGCTAAATCACCCATTGGTACTTTATTAATATTATCTTTGGGTGCATATTCCTTTTCAAAGTCTGCGACTTCTTTTTCTCTATATGCAATCCCTTCATCAATCTTCTTAATGGCCATTGGTGTATTGCCACTAGTAAGTTGAGCCTTTATTTCTTTCAGTTCTTCAATGACCGTTAATACATCAATCATCTTCTTACTTCCCTTTTACCATTTCGTTTTCTAAATTGATACTAATATCTATATCACTTTTATTTCTCTCGGTCAGGTTGTCTTCAATCTGACTAAAATAACACCAGTAAGTACCACCATTCTCATTCGTAAAGGTAATGGCACCTGTATAGTTTAAATCTGTATCATATGTTTGGGCATTCAAACTTGTGTCGTTCTCAGCCGCAATATCAGTTGTTTCTGTTGCGATACCGATATTGATTATCTCGCCTGTTCTTCCGTGATTTGCTTTGATTGTATCACCTACATTTATTATCATAATATACTCCTAATTTACTTTCAATTTTCTTCTGATAGGATTTCTTGTTAATGTTAGTTCAGGATTAAAGTCTTTTCTAAAACCTTGTCTATCATAAGATTGACCATAATCGTTGAACATATTTTTGTCTCCTGCAGCCGTATCACCGAATACATCTTCATATGTTTGATAGTATTGGTTTTCATTAATCAACTCTACCTTTGAGACTTTAGCAAAGTTGGTTGCTGTTTCTTTGTAATTCCAATCAAGGAATTTTACAATTTTTAGTTTTACTTTATCTGTAAAAATATGTTTATACTTGTTAGGTACATTTCTGTAAACCGTTTCATAAGCATAAAAGAATTCACCTTCGTGTTCAGGATCCATATATTCTCTTAAATAACATACATTGAAAGTCTTGCCATCAATATATTCAGATATTGGTTTTCCTTCAAAGTTAATTCCTTCAAGTGCTTTTGTCATTACGATAGTACCTTTCTCAATATTATTATTGTTGTAATCATTGTAAACATTAAAATAAAAAATGAAGTAATCATATTAGTTTTCAATACTCATTACTTCGTCAACATTGTTTTCGTCAATGCCACATAATCCGACATTCTGTACTGATAAGATTTTACTCTTACAAGTATCCCAATCAAATTGACCATCTTTCATTTTGAAGATTAGATTATCAACTTCTTTTTCGGCTGTATCCCAAGCCCATTGCATAGTTTTAGACATAGTGTTGTCCTCCTTTTAGTGTGTTATTAATTAAATTCATACTTAATAGTATCATATCTGTGGATATTGTCAAGCAAAAAGTGAGCATAATATTAAGAAAAATACCCCATTGTATAACATATTCCGACTATAGAAACCAAGGAAAGTGTCAAATTTGTGATTATTAGAGACATTTCTTTCCACATAATACCTACGATACACCAGATTAACCCTCCTAGCACCATTACTAGAGGGCCTAAAGGGTATATTCCAAGTGAATTAATACCTGTTCCAAGTATCAAAGTGAAGGTTCCTAACCATTTTAGTGTGTTTTGCATAGTGTTTTTATTCATCATACATACAATATACCACACTTTTTAAGCGTTGTCAAGCACTTTTTTACACTATTTTTCGTTGATTTTAGGGGGTTTTTAGATGAGCCAGTTGTACATTGCTCTCATTGATAGTAGTAAATACATCAATTCCATCAAAGCTCTAGGGTAGTCTTTATCTCTATATCCGAAGTAGACCCACATCATACACGCTATAATTGAAAGGAACCAACCTATCCATTGTGTATTGACATTTGCTTCAGATAGAATATAAACGGAGGATACAGCGATTGCTAGTCCTATCCATCTATCTTTATTAGTTATCTTTGTCCATAAATGTTTCATATCCTGCTCTCGCTATGTAATAACTATCTACAATATCGGTAACAGGATTTTTGAGAGTTTGTTGGTCTAATGCTTCCATTAGATTAACTCCAGTCTCTTCATAAAACTTATCGTACATCTTCTCTTTGTCAGCATTACCTTTACCAGTTGCTAACTTCTTAACTACAGATGGTACTAATGTTTCAAATCGTATACCTTTTGTATATAGTTTATGTTTCAATAGTCCTGTATTTTCAGCAAGATTGAATACTCTTCCTTTACTACCAAAAGAGTAATCTTCTATAAAAACATATGGGTTTATAGTATTACCTATAACTGATTTAAAAACAAAATCAGAAATCTTATCGTGTCTTTCTTGTTCGTGTTTCCATTCTGGCATTGTACGACCAATAATCATACCATCTGCAAACACGCCTTCGTACTTTCTCACCGTAGTTAAATAATAAAACTTACAATTCTGTAATGGGTCGTCTATAATAGGTTGTCCGTCCATAACACATATGGCAGGACAGGTTAAAGAATAATCAATTCCAAGTATCTTCGTCATCTGTGGTATCCTCTGGTAAATAATCATCAACCGGTTCATCTATTGAACCGCCACAAAACGGACAGGTCATTGGTTCTAGTTCTTCATTCTTCCACGAAATAATAAACTCCTCCTCGCAATGAGGACATTCGTACTTTTTCTTTTCCATTATAATTTGAATTTCTTAAACTGGTCTTTTTCTACATCCTGTTTAATACCACCAATAACATAACTTTCTATTTCAGTTTCTTGTGGTGCATTTTGTAAACTTCTGCTATTGAACCAGTGTTCAGTCCAAGGTAAAGGATTTGTATTACCTTGGTCATAGATTGGTTTCATACCAATAGCTTTCATTCTCTTGTTTGCTGTCCATTCCACATAATTGTGTAATAGTTTTTCAGAAAGTCCAACCATTGAACCTTTACTGAATAAATGTGTTGCCCAACGCTTCTCTTCTGCTACTGCGTCTTTGTATAGTTGTTCAACATATTTCTCATTGTTCTTAATAACCTTATTCATAACTTTATCGTTCTCTGGTCCACGATAGTTATTAATAATTCTTTGTGATACAGCAAGGTGTTGGCTTTCGTCTCTCGCAATAAACGATATAATCTTCGCACTACCTTCCATTAGTTTTAATTCACCGAAAGCAAAACTACAAGCAAAAGATACATAAAATCTTAAACCTTCTAGTATGTTTACGGTAACTAATGTACGCCATAACTTTTCTTTTAAATCGTATTCATCAATCTTTTGTCCTAATTGATGTTTCATACCTGTGTTAATTAATTCGTCATAATGACCGGTAACAGATTGACTTCTTCTCTCAATCTTCTCATCTGATATAATAGTATCAAATACTTCTGCTGGGTCTGAATATAAGTTCTTAATGATGTATGTATAACTTCTACTATGAATTGTTTCCATAAAGTCCCAGGTTACAATACAACCTTCTAATTCTGGTAATGATACAAAAGGTAAGAAAGCAAGACACGGACCTCTACCTTGTACACTATCTAACATAGTTTGATACTTTAGATTAGATGTAAAGATAAACTTCTGTTCTGGTCTTAATACTGACCAATCAGACCTGTCTTTCTGTAATGATACTTCTTCTGGTCTCCAGAAGAAACCTAATTGTTGTTGTGTTAACTTATCAAATATAGGATACTTCATATTGTCGTATCTTTGTACCTGTAAGTCTTCACCAAAAAACATAGGTTGTTTAGTGTAGTCTATTTCTTTTCCTTTATTAAAAACCGTATTACTCAACTCTTTATCCTCTTTATATGTTGCAAGCCTCACATTCACCGTCATCTTCTACGACAGGAACATTAACTTCTGTTTGTGTGTCTATTAACACATTCTTTTTTTGTTCTGGTTGTAAATTTACACTACCTACGACTTGTTCATCATAAGTCATTGGGTGCATAGGTTCGTCTTCTTTCTTACCATCATAAGTGTTTTGATAATAAGAAGTCTTCCAACCATACTTATAAGTGTTTAACAAGTCTTGTGCCATAGCAGACACAGGTACTTGGTTCTCTTCAAATAGTTCTGGATTATAACTCCAGTTACCAGAGATACCTTGGTCAAAATACTTCTGCATAACCGCAACGATATTTATATAACCTTCATTACTCTTCATATCCCATAGTAAACTATAAAAATTCTTTAGTCTTGCATAATCAGGTACTACTTGTTTCAATGTACCTTTCTTACTTTTCTTAACTGAAAGATAGTCTCTAGGTGGTTCAATGCCGTTTGTAGCATTTGAAACCACACTAGAGGATTCAGAAGGCATTTGAGCGGAGAGAGTGCTGTGTCTTAGCCCATACTGCATTATATCTTTTCTTAATAACTCCCAATCAAAGCTGAGTTTACGATTTACAATCTCATCAACTTCTTTTTTGTAAGTATCAATAGGTAAGATACCATCTGAATATTTTGTCCTGTCAAAGTAATCACACTTTGTTTTTTCTTTTGCAAGTTCATTACTCGCACTTAACAGGTAATACTGGAACGCTTCAGTTAATTTATCAACTTCTTTCCACGCCATCTTCTGGTCATATGTATAACCTTTCTTTGCTAGATAGTGTGCAAGTCCGATATAACCGATACCTAAACTTCTTCTTGCCTTTGTAGATATTTCAGCAGCTCTAACTGGATATTGTTGATGGTCAATAATCTCATCTAACGCTCTTACTGATAAATCACATAGACTTTCTAATTCATCTAAATTTTTTAATACACCTACATTGATTGCACTTAAAATACATAATGCGATTTCACCGTCACCATCAATATGTTCAATAGGGTCTGTAGGTAATGTAATCTCCTGACATAAGTTTGACATATTAACTTTATCTTTAAAACTACTATGTGAATTAGCGTGGTCAATATTCATAATATACATACGACCTGTTTCTGCTCTTTCTTTTAGTAAGTCCATAATCAATCTTTGTGCTGATACTCTCTTACGATATATCTTTGTATCTTTCTCATACTTACAATATAGTTCATCAAACTTATCTGTACCGAAAGCGTCATATAGACCAGGTACTTCGTGTGGAGAGAATAAAGTAATCTCTTCATCATTAATAAATCTTTCATAAAATAGTTTTGATAACTGAATTGAATAATCTAATTTTCTAACTCTATTATCTTCACTACCTTTGTTGTTCTTTAAAACAATAATATCTTCTATCTCTTTATGCCAGATAGGAAAGTGTACCGTAGCACAACCACCTCTTACACCGTTTTGTGTACAAGATTTTACGGTTGCTTCAAACTTCTTTAAGAAAGGTACTACACCTGTATGTGCAACTTCACCACCTCTAATTCTACTATTGATACCTCTAATACGACCTGCATTGATACCGATACCTGCTCTTTGTGCTGTATAATAACCTATCGCTGTATCACTTGAAAAGATACTTGGTAAACTATCATTTACATCTACTAGTACACAACTCGCATATTGTTTCATAGGTGTTCTTACACCTGCCATAACTGGTGTAGGAATATTAATCTTAAATGTTGAGATTGCGTTATAGTATTTTCTCACATATGTTAATCTTTTGTTTTTAGGATACTTTGCAAAGATTGTAGCCGCAATCATCATATACATAAATTGTGGTGTTTCATAAATCTTACCACTACTTCTGTCTTGTACAAGATACTTATCCATAACTTGTCTTAAACCTGCATATGTAAAATCATAATCTCTATCGTGGTTAATCATAGAGTTCATTCTATCAAAATCTTTTTCTTCGTATTGATTTAAAATATCAGCGTCATAAACTCCTAACTTAACACATTTCTTTGTGTGAGCAAACAAGTGAGGATGGTCCCATAGTTTACCAAACAATGCTTTTCTTAAACTATAAAGAAGAAGTCTACTTGCAACATATTGATAGTTTGGATATTCTAGTGAGATTAAGTCTGAAGCTGATTTAATTAAAATTTGTTGTATTTGTTCGGTAGGAATATTATCATAAAATTGTAAACCACTATTCATTTCAACTTGTGATGATGAAACACCTTTAATATCTTCACAGGCATATTCTACCATATCGTGTATCTTGTCAATGTTTAAAGGTTCTTGTCCACGGCCATTTCTTTTTATAACATTAATTTTATTTTCAGTCATCTATTACTCCTACACTTTCCTATAATTTGTTAATACTTGCTTCGCTGATAGTTTTGAATATGTGTTGATACTTATAATCTCATCAAGTTGTACTTTAGATACACCTGTCATAATTAGGTCATTAACATCTTTGAGTTGTATATCTTCTGGCCAAATAAAAATGTTGTAACCTAAATCAATTATTTTTTCCATTCGTTTTATTATTTCTTTATTTCTTGGTTCGTTATCAAATATATATGTCACCTTATCATTATTAAATTTACTATCTAAAGTCAAATCAGCGCCACCGGCTGCAATACAATTATCAATAAACAAACTATCAATAGGACCTTCAACAACATAAATGTGTTTTGCAAAGTTCACTCTTTCTAGTCCGAATATTTTTTGTTTGTCTTCGTCTAGTTTAATGGTTACATATTTAGGTGTTTCTTTACCGAAAGCACGACCTTGATACGCAAACACTTTACCATCTGTATCGTAAAATGGTATCACTAGTCTTGGATGGTCATACTTACTAGTGTTATATTTACGAGGTGCGATTTTATGTGCCCACTCGTAAAACTTATGACACAAGAAAAGTTTATCATAATGCTCTTCTGGTATCATTCTTTTTTCCACATACTTTCGTACTGGATGATTGTCTTCTAAATCTGATATTTTAGTTAGTGAAGATATATAGTCGTTCTCTATCTTCAACTTTGGTTTAAAATCAAATTTAAACTCGGGTTTTGGTGTCGCAGGTGCGTCCGATTTATACCTTTCTAATAGATATTTTTCATAGACTTTTGGGTCTATAAATTTTAGAAAGTTTGCAAGGTTTTGACCCATACCACAATTGTGGCATTTGAAAAACATATCGTTTTTCTTACGGTAGAAATAACCTCTGGACTTTAGTTTTGACTTTTGACTATCACCACAATGAGGACATCTAAAATTAAATAGATAGTCGCCTTTCTTTTTGAAATGACCTAGTCGGGCCGAGATTTCGTTGATAAATTTTAAATCAGTATAACTTGACATTTAGCACTCTTTATTAATATAGAATACACTATACTATATCAGTACAGGTTTGTCAAGCACCTATGATACTTTCATCAACTCTACAACTAATGGGAAGTTTCTTGCTAAAATGAAGCCTATTACTATAGAACCACCTATAATCAACCATTTCCATTTCTCTAGTATATTTACTCGTTCTCCTAGAGAGTTTTTAATAGACCTAATTTCGTTCATTATTCTTTTTTCTGTTAGGTCTATATTTTCTTTCAATTGATTATACCTTTGTTCCGTATCTTCTTGTCTGTCTTTCAACTTTGAGAAGATTATTTCGTCTAGTTTTTCTGCTTGATTTAGTTTCTCTTCGTGTACTGCAAGCATTGACTTAATACCACTACTGATATTAGTTAACTTGTCTATCGCTGTGTCTAATCTTTTATGCACTAAATTGCTTTGCTGAAGTTCAGACTTCAACACCTCTATACTCGTACGGTTATCGTACACATCTTTTGATAAAGAAGCGAGAGTTTTCCTCGTTTCTCCGTTACCGTTTATTGTAGCCATAGCGATTATCTCCCAAAATCAATTAACCCGCTAATGGGTTCTTTGCTTTTAATTTAAGTTCTTGGATTTGAAGTTTAAGTACTTCTATCTCTTTCTCGTTTACTTTTGTTTGTGTTTTGTTCTTCTGTACACTTCCAGAAATATCAGCAGGTATGTTACCTTCTAATTCTGTTATTTTGATTTCTAGTGCTTTGATTGAATCTTGTAAAGGTTGTATATTAACACCTTTTCTTTCTTCAATAGCTGCTAGTTTAGTAGTAAGTTCTCCGTATTTTACGAAACCACCACCTATTGCAACGATAGCTGCTACAAGAGCGGCCACACTTGCTAAATTGTCTTTTAGTTGTTTTATCATAGTTGTTTCCTCAATTGTTCTATTTCAATTAATAAAGATTGTTCCTCAGTTTTAATCCTGTCTAACTCAACTTTCGTTTTAGTTAGAGGGTCGTTGTCAGTATATTTCGCTAAGGTTACATCGGTATAAATTGCTTCTTGTTGTATATTTAGTTGGTTAAAGAAATCTACATTACCATCTGGTAGTTGTTTTGAAGAGTAAAAGGACTGATTTTTATATGCGGACATATCAGGAGCGTTATCGCTCATTGCCTTTAGTGTGATAAATTGTACTGCTTTTACCTTCTGGTCAACACTCATCAAAGTGTTCTCTAACTTCTTAATTATTTTTTCAACTTTGGCACTTATGCTACTTGCGACATCTTTCTTAACTCCATCATCAATATCTGTCTCCTTTGTAGCGCCAGTCTCGTCTGCATCCACTCCTTCTTCATTTGTTTCCGTCTCCGTCTGTCCTTCTGTTTCCGTATCTTCACCCACATCTGATTCAGTTGACTTCTCTTCTGTAGATGATTTTGTCTCCATTGGTTCCTCACTGCTTGTCTCATTTTCTTCAATAGTCTCGGTGTTAGTAGGTTCTTCCTGGTTTGAATTTGGATTATTTGCATTTGTCTCCTCGGTTGATGTTTCTATCTTTTCTTCTGTAATAGTTTCTTCTTCCATAGGTTTTTCAGTTATAACATTAGTTTCCTCCATTTTAGTTTCTTTTGGTGTTTCTTGTATATTCAACTCTTCTTTCATCATATTACCAACTTCTTCAAAAAATTCTTCTTCTGTTATATTCTCTTCTACTAGTGCTGTTTCAAATTCTTCTGTAAGGTTTTCTTTGACTAAAACTTCTTTAAAGTTTTGTACAAACATAGTTTCTAATTCTTCTATCTTTAATTCATTTATGTTTATTTCTTCTATTTCTAATTCTTTTAATTCAGGAACAAATTCTAAAGTTTCTATCTCTTCTAATTGTGTTAAATTTATATTTTCTAAATCTTTTAACTTTTCAGTTAAATCTTCTTGTGCTTCTTCTAACAATTCATTTGTTAAATCTAATTCTGCTTGTGTCTCTTCTGTAATCGCTGTGTAATCTATATCTAATAGTGTGGCAGTTAAACTTGCACCTAATAAGTTAGGACCAATAGATGAGCTGTGAGTAGTATTACTTCCATCAGTACCTTTCCACTCCCACTCATAGTTTCTAGCACCTGTGTCTGTATGTGTTATGCTATCTGTATATGTAAATGAGTTATTACCATAACCAGCGTCATTGTTTCTAGTAAATGTGGTTACACCTAAAACATTATCGTTGGCGTCTGTAATTTTGATTGTTGTTGAAAAAGTATCTCTGGCACCACCACCTAAACTAGATTGTCCACATCTATAACTTGATGAAGTCCATTCGCAATTCTGTATTTCTGTTATTGCGTTTAAGGTTACACCACCATCTAAACTATCCGTTGTAGTTGTATGTGAACCACCATTTTGTTTTGTAGTTGTGATACCAACAAGCGAACCAGTATCAGATACGATACCTTCACCTTTTGCTTCTAGTTCATCGTGGTATGCTTGTATACCACTATCAATGGTAAAACCTTGCGTATTGTAAGGTGCGGTTGAACCTGTACCTACTTTATCAGGTGCGTATGCGTCTGTTGAGTTTTGTGAGTTTGATTGGCCAGCACCTGCGTTAGGTAACAGGTTACCAGAGGTTGCTGTTTCTGCTTTACTTACGCTTGTTGAAGTTGTAAGGATTAACGCTATCAGCAAACTTGTCCACTTTAAACCAGACATATACTATTGCTCCTATGTATAAAATTAACCATTCCATTAGTTCTTATCCTTTGACTTTTTCTTTTCAAGTTTTTCAATTTTCTTTTCTAATTTAGTTGCGTAATCGTCTAACTTCTTATTTTCTTTTCTTATCTCGTTAGCGATAGCAGTTTGTTCAGTTAGTTTGTAAGTCAATGACTTATCTTTTTCACTAGTCTTTTTTAATTCTTTTTCTTTGTTTTCTATGACTTTGAGTTTGTCAACATACATTTCATAATCAGGTCTCAATTTGTCGTATTTGTTCCATTGTGCTTTTGCGTCTGCACCAATCTTACCTTCAAACGGACAAGGTGTACCAGATTGTTCCATTGCAAAGAAAACTCTTGGATCCTGACATAGAATTGAAACAGCAGCAACCTTCATACCTAAATCGTTTAGTACTTTACTTAATTTTATTCTTTCACAATTCTCGTCTCTTATGTGAGCACCAAGTGATAGTCCGATACCTGGGTATTGTAAACCACCAGACATACCCATAACGCAAACATCTTGCGACATAGCACTCATAGAGGGCGCTGAAGCAGTATTCTGTTGGTCTCTTATGTTTGAGTTATTGTTTGTGGTTGCGTTAGTCGTACTTGTGGTATTACTACTTGAACCAGATTGGTAAGTAGTTGTTGATTCTTGCGAATACCCACCAGATATAGTGGTATTGCTTCCCGAAGTATTAGTTTGAGAATTGGTAGTCGCTCCAGAGTTTGTGGTGTCAGCCCAAGCAGGACTTATAGTGAGTCCTAGCATAACGAAACATACTATAAGAAGATTAAATAATCTATCCATAGTTAGGTTCCTAGTGTTTGTTCTATACTTCTATTTATCGGAGCTCGGCACTCTAACCATTTGTTTTTTTGGGAAAAATTTGACACACCCTGGTGTCAATGTTTTGACTACAACTTTCCTTGACTAATTGCTAACCATATCAGACCACCTATTGTGGCTGCGACTACAAGTATTAGTAAAGTGATGGCGATACCATCTAATATGTTGCGTTGCAACTCCTTTTGTGCATAGATTTCCTTTTCTCTTTGGGCTCTTATCTTTCTACGCATATCCGTGAGTTCTTTCCAGGTATTAGGACCATACCTGAAGTTTAAAAGAGTTCTTAACTCTTTCTCTTGTTCCATTATTTTCTTTTCGTGTAATAGTAATTGTAGAGATTCTTCTTCTACAGAACCTGCTTGAAATAACTTTTTGAATATAGGAGGTTTCTTATTGTGTTCTTGTGCTTTGCGTAAGTCTGATACTGCTGTGTACCACTTACCCATTTGTTTGAAAGTGTGTTCAGCTTCTGAACCTAATTGTACTGCTCTGGTTACTGCTTTGTATGCTGATGTTGCCATTGCTATGGCAGAAATAGGGTCTATCAATGTCCTTATACCTTATGCTAAAGTTTTATAGTCATAAAGTACAATTCAATTCAGATACTACTATTTATCTTTTTTCTCTTCAGGTTCGTAATATTTTTTATACTCATCTAACAAAGCATTTGTTTTCATCATATGGTTTCTGATTTGAGCAAAGTTCTTTGCAATGAGTTGATAGTCAGCGTCTGTTAAACCAAACAACACAGGGTCTATACCTGCTTCTTCTAACTTCTTAAATACTTCTTCTGCATTTTCAGAAGTAATAATAATCCACTTAATCTCTTCTAATTGAGGTGGTGTTGGTTTCTCTAAATTTAGTCTCTCTCTTTTGACTTCTGTTTTAAAGATGTCTAACTTCTTAACAGAAGAACAACCACTAACTGCGATTGCAAGTATTAAAACTAAAAATATATTTTTAATATTGTACATAATTTGGATTCGCTATTGATGGACATTCAGGATTAATTTCACTCTTTTTAGTTGCTTTAATCTCTTCGTCTGTCAATGGACTACCCATTGCAATCTCAATACATCTGGTAGCATTTGCACTACCTTTGTTTACTATTCTTTCAATTGCTTTGGTTCTGTCTATTGCCAGTTTACCAATGTCTCGTTTCTTTTTGTTAAACCTTTTATCAAGGTCGTTAAGGTCTTTCTTTAAGGCATTCACTAGAACATTCATTTGTTTATTTGCCTCTAATATCTTACCAAAGTCTTCTTTCTGTTGTTGTATAACAGCCTTCTGTTCATTGATAGATTCTTCTAGTTTAATCTGGTTCGCTTTCAATATCTCATTGTCTGCTTTCAACTTATAAACATAAGCTGCACCACCGGCAAGTCCTGCTATCAATATACCAGCCATTATCATTTTTGCACCACCGAATATCATATTATTATCTCCAGAATTTTAATTTTTTAACTAGGTCTTGTAGGTCTTCAAACTTTTCGTTTACATACCAACCTAATACAAAACCAAGAATAAGTCCTATTGTTAAAAACATTATTTTTTACTCCTTAATTTTACTTGTTCTACTTTCACTTTTGCTAGTTCATCTTCTAATTTATTTATTCTCTTTGTTAAGACAGGAAACTTTTTGATTAGTTTCTCTTCTTGTGTAAGTACATCTAAATCGTACCTCTTCGCTGCCCAACTATAACATCTGTCAATCTTCTTATAAAACCATACACCCATTTTAGTTTTTCTAAACCAGGCATTAGTAGATTGGCCGATGATTGCACCCATTATGGATTTGATTAAAAAGAAATACATATTATACTTTCGCCTTTGGTTTTGCACCTCTAGGCGCACTTCCATTGATAGCCCATCGGCCAAATAGTCGTACAGCATAATAGGCAGACTTTATCTTCCACTTAGGAACTGAAGGTTCTGAATTTTCCATACCTTGTCTGAATATATTGTCTGCTATACTTCTATATATCTCTCGGTCTTTCTTTGAAGTAATCTTGCCTTCTTTAAAAGCACCATTAATTTTTTCGTATAATATATCGTGTATTACAGCAGCTCTTGCTACATCAAACGGAGCGATAAATGCCCAACATACTCTCGGCACACTTGCAAGGTCAGTAATATAACCTGCTGGTACCGTAATTTCTGCTACATTTAATCCGTTATCTGAAACTTTAACTCCACAATGTTGAAGTTTACTTACCTCTTCGTTATTTAAATCTTTTGATTTAAACTTTAATGCTTTATTCAATACCCAGTTTCTTGGTGGTAAGAATATAGCGTCTAATAATCCATTAAACATCTTTGTCCTCTCGTTTAACAACCTTTAGGTTGTGTGTCTTTTTGTTCTGGTCAATGCCTTGTCTAGGATCCTTTTGTGATATAATACCTATCTTCCTACTTCCGTGTCTTGCACTATTAGGAGTGGTATCACCTAAACTTGCTATAGGGTGCATTGAACCCATAGAACCTGAACCGATAGAACCGAAGGCACTATCTTTCAGTTTTGCTTTTTCTAAAATTGATTTTTTAGGAGTGTCTACAACAAACTCTGGTTCACTCTTACCATATGTTAACTCATCTACAATTACATCTAACTTGTCTAGGTTGTCTAGTACACTTGATAATACAGCATTGTTGTTGTCTGTATTCTCTTTTATCTTTGTAGATATTCTAGTTAGAATTTCTTTTTTTCTTTTCTTATCTTGTACTGCGTCAGGTGGCATAGAAACACCGCCGTGAGCAACTGCATTAGCAGGAGCGTCTTCTTTCATAGCTGCAAAATAACCAGTAGATTTACCAGTACCGGTTACAACTTTGCCACCGATTTCTTTTGCTTTCTTTTCTGCGTCTCTTTTGTTAGTGAATAAGTGAAACTCTTTTGCTTTCTCGTCTAACGATAAAACATCATACTCTTCAGGCACACAATTAGGTACAACTTTGTCACCTTTCTTTTTAGTGCCGACTTGTTTGTATCCTTTCCAACAAGCCTCTTTCCACATATCTTTAAATTCTTTCATTTAAATAATCTCCTGGAACTAATATGTCTTCAATTCCGTTACCTCTTCCGCCATACTTCATTTTATATATATCTAATCCTAGAGCTGTAAACTCTGGTTGTATGTCGTCCATAGTGAATACATCACTACCAGAAGGTATAAAATCGTTGCCGTCATATAGTTCTTCTTTTAATTGATAACTACCAGTCTTCAAAGTAGAACCATCAAAGTAATTCTCGTTTAGTGAAAGAGGATAATTTAATTCATTCTTCTCTTTCAATATTTTTACAAGTGTACTTTCTATGTTCTTACCTTGGTCTTCTGCAAACTCTTTATCTTCTTTTAGTAATAAACCTAACGCAACAGCAAACGAACCTATCTTACTACCTAATCCTACTTTACCTAGTATTCTTTTTAAGTTGAATACAAATCTATGTAGCATTGTGTAAGATGATTTTTCTGCACCTGTTTTTAATAGTCTGTATGGTTTAAGTACTTTACCATTTGCGTCTATAATACCTGTTTTAAACGCTTCTTGGTTCTTAAACGGAGTAACCAATAATTTAATTACTCTATATGCTATTAATAAGTCTACTGCTCTACTTGCCATTATAGTTTATCTAACTCCTGTTTAACATATTCGTCTTCTGTCAGTTCATTTAGTTCCGACGGATACAAATAGTTTAAGTATATAAAAACAGATTTTAAGATAGGCCAATACTTCGTGTCGTTTTTATACAACAACAAAGTAATACACGCATCCGTACCGAAAACATTTTGTAATACGATAATATGATTTACCACAAGTCTAATCTTTAATGAGCTCGTAGTTTCATATTTCCGAAACAATCTTTTGAGATATTTAAATCTCTTTATATCATCCCAAAATTCTTTTTCAGTTTCAAATGTTGGATTATCGTAATGCTTTTGTGCATACAATAACCAATTCTTGTCGGTTATCTGTTTGAACATTATGTTTACACTAATTTAGCGTAAACCTTTGATGAACCGTTAGACAATGTTTCGTACTTAACTTCAAGTTTCAAGTTATCAATACCAGGACCATTATCTACTACAACATCTTCAGGTTTCGTTTCAGTTGTTTTACCGTATGTACCACCGAATTGTTTTACAACACCAGATACCGTACCTGCGTCACCTTCTAATTTCATAGGTGAAATGTCTAAACCAATTCTCATTAATTTTTCTCTTAATGCGTCAACAGCTTGTTGAGGTTTGATATATTCCATATCTGCAACCGAACCAACAAATGCGTTAACTCTTTTAAGTACATTAGGGTCTTTCAAATTCGCTGTACCGATATTGCTGTCTTCAGCAGCATTAGATGTAGATGTTCCTACTTCTCCTGCACCGTACTTCGCTTGACTTTTGCCTTCTTTTATGTGTTCTTTAAAAGTTTTCATTTTTTCCTCTTCTTTACTTAAATTTTTATCATTCAATAAATCTTCTTCAAATTCTGATAAGTCATTATCATCATTAAAATTTTTAAAAGATTTAACCATTTTCTTTTCCTTTAAGTTCTTTTTCTGCGTCTCGTAATGTCAAATCACTTTCTGCTTTTCTTAAAAGTTTCTCTAAAGCTTGAACGCCACCGTGAATGGCATTTAATTGCGACTTCTTACTCGCTAATTCTTGTTCAAGTTTATTAACACTTTCACTTAAAGTTTCTCTTTCTTTGAATAGTTGATTATATTCTTTCTCTACTACTCCAATTGATATTGCCATAATTTATCTCCTCAATTATTATGCTATCTGAGCACCATTGTGTCCGATTACATTCCATTTAGAATTTTTGAATAAACAAGTTACCGTTTCGCCTTCACCATTTAAAGTGATAGTCGTACCACCTCTTAAATTTGTAGGTGTAATAGTAATCGCATTACCACCAGTACCGATAGCGATAATAGTTTTAATCATTCCGTCAGAACCATCTGCTAATGATAATGCTGTTGCACCACCACTTTGGTCTACTTCTGAAATTGCGCTTGTTGTATCAATTGATGTACTAGCTGAAGTTAATGCTTCACTAGTTTGTTTCAATCCAATAAAAGTAGGAATGTTATTAAATACATTCTTTGCGGTTACTCTTTTATTGATTGGTGTATTTGAGGGGTCATCAACAATGTGAAATAAATCTACTTCTGCTAATGACGAGCCTAGGTCATCTAGGGCTGTTATTTTTTTGTCTGCCATTTTTTTCTCCTATAATTCCTCTAAACGAGGTAAACTACTCCATACATCATATATGGACCATATACTTCTATTTATACAAATAAAAAAGGGGACCACGAAGGATCCCCTAGTTTCTTTGATTTTAGTTATTATTCTGATTAACTATCAGCAAATTCTGTATCGTCAGCTTGGTCGCCTGAAATAGATGACATAGCAACTAATACTTCTGTTTGCACTCTTCCACTTCTACCACCAGAACCAGCAACTCTTCTTACCCAACCAGCGTGTGCTGTTTTTGTAGTACCAACACCTTGTTCAGTTGTGTCAACACCAAAAACTTTTGTTGGATCTCCTTGAGTACCAGAGCTGTTTTTAGATTCAGAAGTAGATACCGATTTAGGTTTTTCAGAAAGTGTGTAAGCTGTAGCACTACCTACTGCTGTTAATGTTGCACCAGGTACACCAGCAACAACCGTCGCTGAGGTATCACTTGCAATAGCAGTAATAAGGTAATCTTCGCTTGCTACTCTAATATAATCTCCGACAGCTGCTTGTGTTGTTAAAGCAGTTGATGAACCAGTAACCGTACCGTTAGCGGCAATAGCAACCGTTCCTGAAGCTGTTTTAGAGTCTTTATTTCCCCACATACTCATATTTGTACTCCTCTTTTAAATTAAGTTAATTAACTTGATTAATCTTTTATATTTATACAATTTGACTATTCTATTATTGATAACTGATATTACTAGAAGTTAATGACCAGTTTCTTGTTGTACTTCCGTCAGTAGTTGCAATTGTAGATACACCTGCTTTTTTAAGTATAGGATATATTACACTTGAATAACTAGATGTAGGAATATCAACACCTTTCTTTTGTCTACTAAAACTACGATATTCATTTCCTAAATTTACCATCAAATCTTTAAATGTCAAAGAATAATATTGTAAATATCCTACAAAAGAATTATTTGAAATTGCGTCAGGATGTGTAGCAGTCCATTGTACATCTCCATTACCTGCATTGTTTACCGTATTCTTTATACCTTGTGCCATTTGATACATAAAGTTTCCTATGTTAGAATAATCCTGTAATGCTGATGATGTAGGATTAATACCTACACCTGTTAATAAATCTGCAACATAAAAATGTGTACCAATATATCCTTTTATTATATCTAATTCTTGTTGAGTAATTAAACCTTGACTAGCAGCCCAAGATAAACCTGGTTCTGTAAAATTTTGTGGTGTACCTCCAGGTCCATAAATTAATGTATAATAAAATTGTTGTCCGTGACCTTTCATAATAGCAGTATTTGTAATACCATTTAAGAATACAGAATTATCAACTGCCGTTGTATCAAAATTTGATTTATCTTGTTCACCAGGAAAACTTGCTGTACAACGACCAAATCTATAATCATTTGGTGTGCCATCATATTGTCCCCAAGTAGAATGGTCTGTACCCCAAATTTGCTCAACACCACTTACACCAACAACCGTTAATTGTCTCTTACTGCAATTTAAATCATATGTGTTTTCAACTTTATAATATGTGCTAGAGTTATGTGTAAATCCTGTTGTAATACCAGCTTGTGCTAATTGTTCTAATGAACCATTATACTGGTGTATAGCCGTACCTGATATTCTCATTACAGGATTATAATAATTTTTACCTAATTTTGATAATGTATATTGTCGTAATGGTTTACCTATACCACCAAATAATTCATTATGTATAACACGACTACTATAACTACCATAAGGGTCACCTACTTCTGCCATTGTTACCGAAACTTCTGCACCTGAACCTATACCACCTGCAACATCATCAACAATTGATACCGTAGGTGTTCCGTCCCAGAACGAAGCAGGAGAACCGTGAGTTTGTGGAAAGTCAATAACTGCTAAAGGAACTTGAGCAGGGTCTCCTCTGAAATCATTACCGTAAGCAG